CAAACGACGCGCTCTGCCAAACTGAGCTACACGCAGATGTGGTCGGAGAAGAGGGTATCGAACCCACTCGGGTCTAAGACATCGGATTTACAGTCCGACCCCGCTCCTTACGGGACTACTCTCCGATAAATGGTACACCCTCGTAGATTTGAACTACGCACCTCTGCGTTATCAGCACAGCGCTCTAACCAAATGAGCTAAGGGTGCATGTGGCGGGAATACAAGGACTCGAACCTTGGACCCAGCGGTTAACAGCCGCTTGCTCTACCTACTGAGCTATACTCCCATATGGTGGAGATGTCGGGATTCGAACCCGAGTCCGCGACAGTTCACTTTGGATTTAAGCCACGTCGAACACCCATCGCATCCCCATATAAACGGGAGGCGCCTATCTTCTCCCATTTGCGCAGAATCTTTCTCTGGCGGGCATAAGAAAGTTGATCACGTGATTAAGAGAAGTGGGATGGTGTTCCCCACATACCGTTTATTTTCTTTTTCTCTCTCAACTTTCTATATATATTATATCAAAAATTTTATTTAATTGCAAATTTCTTTTTTAAATTTGTCTTTGATAAGTTCAGTTAAAATCATATTCAACTGTTCTGTTGTTTTTAAGTCATCATCCATCTTTTGAACTTCACTATATTCGCGCCAAATTTCTTCACAAAATTTATTTGCAATTTCTACAGCTTCATTAACTGTATATATAATATCATATTTTTTAATTGCAATCAACTTTTCTTTTAATTCGTCATTTGGGATTAAGCATTCTTCAAATGGTACTCCACTTTTATAGCGTTTAATAAAATCATTTAAACGAATAATATGGTGAAGTTGCTTTGCATCATATCCATATTTATCAAGTAATTCTAATTTACTTGGATATTCATGGCATAAGGAATGTAACTTTTCTGTCGCCATACCCGCGATTGTTTTACACATTTTCCAAGGATTTAAATGAGCAATATCTTCACGCAACTCATATAAATCCTCAAAATAGTCTTCGTAATCCCAATTAATAATATAATCTTGTGCGAATAAAATTTCAATTACATTAATATTTTGTTTACGAAATAAAGAAAAGTAATTACGAACATCTTTAAAATCTATATGTTCGTCGTTTTCACGAATATGAGTATGAGATACGGGACGTTTATTTAAAACTATATCTTCAAACTTTGGTAACAATAAACATTTAGAATCTACGTCAGATAATTCTGTACCTAACTGATAATTTTGACTACCCTGTAAGAATAAACCAAAAATCTGTTCTTTATTATATAGTTGTAAACAATCTTCCCAATGGGATTGTAAAAGATGCTTGGTCATTTGTATCTTCCTTTCTTCATTTTCTATAAATATTATATCAAAAAATTAAAGGGAAATCAAATTTTTAATTTAATTTCCCTTAACATAAACAATTCTAGAATCAAATACATTAGACCAATTACTTGAATCTTGTTCAACCCAAGTACCGTTTACTTTTAAATAAACCTTACTATATTCAACCCAACTACCGCTAACTTTTGAATAGATTTTTCGAGCGGCCGCGCATGTAACTATTAGCGTATGCGCCGCACCTATATTACTTAACTTATATAAATAGTTAACAACTTTATTTCCACTCTTATCTTGCCCTTCTTCATATTCTAATAAAGAAGTTCTATCTACATTATTATCTCTTAAAGTAACTGTTGCATTTACATCATTCGGCACAATTCTTAAAAGATAAGAATCTCCATCTAACTTAACAACCTGTCCATCTGGATAGAGTCTGCAATCAGTTCCGCTTGAAGTTAAGAAATAATAATCTACATTACCAAAAATAAATATGAGTGAATGCTTTTGGGTTACATTTGTAAGTGTATACGTATATTCTCCACCTGCACTTGTAGCTTCTATAGAAGTAATCTTCCATTGAAGTGAGTCATTATTAGAGTTACTCGCGTCATCTTTACCATATTTTACGTCAATAAAATGCTCACCTGCGGGAACTTGATAGGTTACCGTCTGTGTACTAGATGAATTATTACATTTTGCAATTTCATAATTACTTGTTGAATCTGAAGGAGATGAACCACTACTGCCCGCGGTTAAGCCATCAGTCGCGACCGCAGTATCCAACTTACCAAACATACCATAGTCATAATCTGCTTCTGCATAGTTTATATAGGTAATTGTTACAAGACAATCGCTTTCAAAACTCATATTAATACGAGCCACTGAAGCAGATTTATTCACCCCATCATTTGAGGACACATAATAACCAGTTGAGTTATTTAAATAAAATCCATAATCTGCTCCACTTACCTGTGTTGTAATTGTATATGTATTTGTAGGTACTCCACCTACAAGTTGACTTGTAATGTCAACTCCGTTATCAAGCGCAAGAGTTAGCTGTGGGTCAGTGGGTGTAATTGTAACTACTTGATTGGTTCCTTCTTGTACACGTGTGGTTCCATTGAATGGATCGGTAGTTGCATTAATTGAAGAAATTGTAATTGGATAGTATGTATACTCTGGGTCTTCCTCAGGAGGAACAAACGCACCAGCTTCTTCAATTAAAATTACATGATCTGCAGTTACATTATTTAATTCATAAGTCCAATAATATTCACTACCACTAGATGGAACTGTATAAGTAACTGACCAAGTAATACCAGTTGTTAATCCGCCATAGTAACCAATTGTAAAGCCAACTCGTGCATCATCTTTTAATTCTGCAACCGTCCAAGTTCCTGGAGAAATTTCTTTAATTGAACTAGTTGTAGAAGTATATGATACTGCTGTTCCTTTCGCAGTTGTACCATAATAGGTATTTAATCTAGCAACTTCGCTTGATTGCGAAGCATTTTCTAAATGTCCGTATGCTTGTACGGTCATACTGGTAATTGTAGCTTCGTCTGGAATATCATCAAAATTAAAATGATAATATATTGTTGCTGTTGAGCCGTTGCTACTACAATAGTCATTTCCCGTTTGACTTGATGGATTATCAACTCCACAACCAACTGTAGATTGATATTTTGTTCCACTTACTGAACCACTTACAGTATATGACGCTGGAACCTGTGAAACAGTTCCACCAGTTGGAACTTCATGTTGTACAAGCTCGCCTTTTATATCAACATCATTGTCTGTAATTTCTAACTCATCAATTGAAGAAGCATAGATTGAAATTGTAGCGTCTGCTCCTTCCATTACCTCTTGGGTTGCTGGATCAGTAGTAACTCCACTTACGTGACTTGTAGCTGCAATTGTATACGCAGTCCCTTGAAGAGAATAGTTAATTGTAAGGTCGGCGCCGTAGAAGTAAAGATATGCAGCACGAGTTGTATTTGAAGTACCACGAGTACCAGTTAAACGCACTTGAATATCTTGAACTTCTGCATATGTCCATGAACCAGTTGAACTTATACTGCGCGCAGTTGCTGTTGTAGATGCCGCTGAAGTCGCAGAACCTTTTGCAGTAGAACCACTATATAACTGGATTGTAGATGCAGTTAAGTAATTAGTAGAACTAACTCTCGTTTTAACACTACAAATTACTGAATCAATAGTCGCGCCCTCTGGTATCCCTGATACATTAAAAGTATATGAAATATGAGTCTCTGCGCGCGAACCTGTATTACAAGTTATATATGCATAGTTAGTACTTGAAGTTCCATCGTATCCATTTGAAATAGGATATGAACTGCTAATTGAACTATATGATGAATTTGAGCTATCATAACCACTTGGATGTAATGTTAAGGAGTCTTCTACATTTATAATTCTTGACATAGATTACCTCCTTATTCTTGCAAATATATATCTCCATTATTACCTAATGAAGATGAAGGAGCTGAGCTTCCCGTATAGTAAGTTTGAGTCACAAGTGTCCCAGTAATTTGCACGCCCGCGGCATTATGTGCGGTTTCTCCGCTTTTTAATTTGTCTGCTGTAACTGTATCGGCGGTTAAATCAACCAATACAGTTGTTCCATATATGACTTTATTAACCGCCATTACTTAATCTCCTTAGCCAATTGTAACTGTCTTTCCACCTGTTACGTTATCTGTTTCAGTATAAGGAATCGCAGCTACAGTTACTTGTGATAAATAGTTATATCCCGTATCGGGAGTAATTGTCTGAGCAGTAGTTGTAGGTGTAGCTGTCTTAGCTTGTGCATTTACACCTTCTTCTCCACTCATTGTACCAGTAACACCTAAAATAGTAACACCTTCTCTAATGTTACTAGCAATTATTTTTGATTGCTCTGTAGTATCAATACCTACAGTACCAGAACCATCATGATAACCGTTTTGAATTGTATAAGTTCCATCTACAGTTGAGATAGTACCAGTAACTTTGCCTCTATTTGGCATTGTACCAGTAACCTTAGCTCCATTTACATAAGCGGTCTTTGTAGATAAAATTTCAGCAGCAACCGCAGTAGCATCAGATGTATCAGCATCGTAGGTTAAAGTACCAGTAATAGGTGCACCAGATTTGTCATGCGCGGTAACTCCTTCTAATAATTGTGCTGCAGTGATAGTATCTGCAGTTAAGTCAATTAAAGTGCTACCACCGTAAATAACTTTATTTACATATTGATTTGCCATTTGTTTAAGCCTCCGCTATATAAACCGTATATCCATCACTGAGATTACTAGTTTCCCAATATGGAATTTTTTGAACTACAATATCTCCTAACATTTTTAAACCATTAGTATGTAATACTTCTGGCTCCCAAGCTTTAGGAGTTATTATATATTCGCCTTCATAAGGACTAATAACGTCCCCAATAATTGTACCTGACAAAGCGCCAGTAAGACTTCCACCTTCAACAGTTAATTCTCCCGTTAAGGTTTTAATCCCCTGCAGATAGCCTACTAACTTTTCCATATCAATCCACCTCCGGAGTAATATAGATTTTATCAGTGATAAATGTATCTACAGTTCCATCCTTCATAGTAATTTGAATATCATAGATATAGACACCAAATTTTAAATCTTTTGTATCTTCTGAATCAAGACGAAGAACCATTGTATCTATAGGTATATTCTTTAGAATCAATGGTTTAGAATCTATGAATCCACTTCTATCATGCTTCATATCACTACGTTTAAGAGCAAACCTTATAGAATCACCTGCTTGCGGCGTATAGTCTGAATCGTTTTGCTTAATACTAAGCGACGCACGAAGTGTATCTCCGCGCGTTAAATAAATCGTATTACCATCAAATCTATACATTAGTTTTCTCCTATACGACTAGATTTCATGTATTATGTATATGCTGCGCGCGGTCGCTAGTGCGTGAACACTAACGACACTAATGCGCAGGGCACAGCGGCCAGCCGCGCCCTCTACGTAAAACGTATATGGAGTCCATGAAGGGAATCGAACCCTTATCCACTGGTTGGAAGCCAGTTATTCTTCCATTAAACTACACAGACAAAAAGTAAGACAACGCAGGCGCTCTCTTACATAAAGAACTTTATGTTCTTTTGTTTATAATGGAGCAATAGACGAGAATCGAACTCGTAACTCAACCTTGGCAAGGTCGTGTTTTGCCTTTAAACTACTACTGCATATGGCGGTCTATAAGGGTACTGACCCCTTTTCTTCGATGCGACAAACCGATATAATACCTTTATACTAATAGACCGTATGGCAAGAGCCTAGGGAGTTACACCCATTGTCCCTCCGCGCACGAGGAAGACTGGTTTACGCGCCAGCCCGATATTTCCTATCGCAAGACTCTTATATGGCTAGGGCAGAAGGTAATGCTCCTTCCAATATCCGGGTCAAAGCCGGATGCGTTCACTTGTTCGCCATGCCCCAACATTTATTTCAAAATGACCTCTGCCATTTCTCAACCTGTATATTCTGCTTTTTTGCAATTCTATTCACATCTAACTTAAGCTGATGTGCATCTTTATACTTTTCAAATCTAAAAAGTAATAAGTCTTTTCTTGGAATATAATCTTCAATTACTGCATTATATTTACCCGTGAGAAGTTCAATGAACTGTTCAATGGTACTAATCCCAAAAACTTTAGCCATGCCTTGCCAGCCTGTCCAAGTCTTTACATCAGCAACTCTCCAATTACCTTCATGTCCCCATTCATCAACTTTTAAAACTCCCATTGACTTCTCCTTTCTTTAAGTCGCATTTCATAGCAATCTCTCGATAAAGAAAATGCCCTTTGAAAAACCATAAATAGTAGAGTTTCCCCTTACTCTCATTACCTTCAAGTATTTTCTGTCACTAGGGAGACAAGCGCATGTTCCGAGGAGCGACCTCGACCCAACTTGCCCCAGTTCCCATAAGGGAACCAAGTCCTAAACGGAATTGATTATCCGTACCTTTCACTCACTGTTCGCTACAATTTTAAAACACCTACACTATGGTGAAAATAAATCTGACCCTTGTTTTGAGCCGTCATTTGAGCTACTTAGACGTGGCGCGCAGGTCTTATACATCGATTTTCTCGACTTCACGACGAACGGAATATTTGGCATTTCCAAGGTTTGAATCGGTTGCCACACCAATCCCTAACTTGGATTCGGCGCACACTGTTCATATGCGCTTTCTATTGTATCCGCGACCCACCCACTACATTTACTTGCGATAACAAGCAGTGCCACACCCTAGACTTGAAGCCTTCAACTTCTCCTTCACATATATCGCTATATGTTCTCAGTCCAACTATCCGCAGTATCCCACTTCGTTGTTGCTGTCTATACGCATGTGCCTCAGCATTGTTAGTTTCACAACTCTGCACTGAGTTCCTATTTATAATTTTTCAAAGAGCACTTAACCGATTAGCATTACCCAAGAAACACCACGGGGAGGTTCGGTTAATTGTTTCTCACAATACACAACTTATAAGCTTAATACTCCTTCGAGGTCGCGAACCTCTACTCATTCTACTTATAAATTGTGACCATAAGGGTATCTTCTACTCATCTTATGGATTTAAGTTTTGTCCGCTGAAGGAGTCGAACCTTCACTTCCGCCACATGGGCGGCGTGCTCTCCAATTAACACTAGTACGGACAATACACATTAATGTGATTTAACCCTTGCGGGCGTGCACTTCCTACACTTTAGTAGTAGGCCCACTCTACCATTCTTTTGATTCGCGGACGTACGAAAGACTAGGTTTTTTATTTTAAGTCCTGATCTAGTCGACCCGACTCCGGTGGTTGCGGTAGATAGATTCGAACTATCGACCTTCAGGGTATGAACCTGACGAGCTTCCTCTGCTCCATACCGCGTCGTCGTATTTTTTAAGTGAGCTTTCTCTCTCAACTCTCTATAAAAATTATATCAAAATTTTTAAAAAGTTTCAAATTTTAAAGGTTAAATTTCCCAATTAACTTCCGCGATTTTGGTAAGGTCCGACATCATTTATCCTTACTTTCGTTGCAATTCTCGGCAAGATTTTCATCACTTCTATTATCACTTGAAGTGTACGCTTGTTCCTGCGTTCTCGCTTCTCTCTTTAATATTTAAAGCGCTACTATCAAAGAGTTGATATTGTTAATTAGATTAACCTTTAAAATTTTAAATTGTGGCTTTCACGCAATTCCCGAATCCCTACTTACATTATGTTCGAAATTATTGAGGGTCATGACTCCCTCGGAGGTAGTGCTTTTATCGCTCTGTTCCTTTGAGCGCCCGCGCTTACGGGTGTGTCTCCGACCTTAATGGTGCCTAAGCACACGGTTCCCATGGCTCGCGTCGGTTACTAATTGCCACCGGTGGACCAAAGTCCACCCAGGTCCATTGGGTATAAGTTCCTTCTCTACCTGTCCCAACTTGTTGATTGCTATCCAACCAAGGTAATTACTCCTTGCAATTGTGCTTTAGCCGAAGGATTCAACTTTTGTAGGTCGTACATGATTTCAAGTCCTTTAGGGCGGCATTTGTACTGTTTATCCCTATTCCTTACCTACGAATTAAGATTGATTTCTCTTTCAACCTTATATAAATATTATAGCAGAAATTTGAGTTTTAGTCAAATTTTAACTATCTAATTTGGTGCGGCTAACTGGAGTCGAACCAGCACGCCCTCGCGAGCGAGGGATTTTAAGTCCCTTGCGTCTGCCTATTCCGCCATAACCGCATGTAAGTATCTCACGAAGGAGATACTTAACTTATGTCTTTAACTAAGCGCTTGGTGGGATGCGCCTAAGTGGTCGGTAACCTGAGATTCGAACTCAGACTTTACAGTTTCTAAGACTGTCCCCTCTACCAATTGGGGTAGCTACCGAGGTTGCGGGGCCGAACTACATCCTCGACCCCTTAAAGCGATTAACAATCCTTTACTTATAAGTGATACATATAAGTTCTCTTTCTTTATCTTTTCTATATATATTATATAAGAATTTTATTGAAAAGTCAAATTTGCTTTTCTAAATTTCTAATCTGTCTCCGAAGTTTACGTACAACTCCAGGACAATCCAAGTTCTTTGCACTAGACTCCAATCTATGAAGTCTCACCTTTAAAATTAATATTTTATCTCTATCAGTCATTTCTTTCCCTTTCTTAAATTTCTAAAAGCAGATTCAATAAATCCATATGGTTAGAAGGATTAATAACTCTATAACCTGTCTTATCAACTACTTCAAGATAATCCTCTAAAGCCTTTACTGCTGCATCAGTTGCATCAAGAGCCTTCTGATAAGCAATCTTAACTTCGTCCTTTTTCTTCTCAGTTTCTGCTGCTTTTTTCTTAGCTTCAGCTTCTCTCTTAGCCTTATCAAGTCTAGCCTTTTCTTCAGCCTTCTTCTTAGCTTCTAAATAAACCTTCTCAGCCTTCTCACATTCAGCTGCATCTCTATACTTATCGCCAGTATATTCATTAATATAAATCATCTATTTATATCTCCCTTTTGTATAAATTCTCCTTTCTTCTTTTAGAAGAGGGCGGCAAAGAAAGGAGGTCAAATGAACCGCCCTCTTCTCTATTCTATAAATAGTATATCACTTTTTTCTACATAAGTCAAATTTTGAAGACGATGAATTATGAAAAAAGTTTCGCTATTATAATAAATTGAAGCAGTCCATTCATTAAGATTAGTTGCTCGAATTGGTTCACTTCCACGTTTTTCAAACCAATGACCATCACGCAATACTTTAAAATGAAAGTCATAGTCAAAAGAAGAACAATTATATCCTTTCCATGCATATGCGCCTGCACGAAAGGCAATTACTTCTTCACCCGGACACACATATGTAGGTAACTCAAAGTCATGAACAATCCTAATCTCACCCTCAAAGTCGTTTTCAATTTTATCTAAATAGAATGAGGCTAGTTCATTTGCTAACTCATCATCATTTATCCCTTCATCGCTCCAGCTATCTAAAAAAGTAATAACATCATCATCACAATCATCATATCTACCACAAATACAACCTGGATGATACCATTCATCTAAGTTAAAAGCATAACTTCCGCAATTACAGTCTTCATGTTCTTCATTCCAAAAGTCAAAACTTTTGTTATAATTCATTCATTCTCCTTTCAAGGTAACTTAACTAATTGCTCTATAATCCTTTCATATTCTGCATATGAATCATCAACTTCATAAGGAATAATTTTTACTATCTCTTTACAATGCGGACAAACATTACGCTGAAGTTCTACTCGCGCGCCGCAGTAAGGACATTCATATGGAGTTGAATCGTATGCATCCGTCGCGATTATCCACTCTTTAATCATATATCTTTCTCCTTACAAACCTCGTTGATTATATCCTCGAACATTTCTAATACATCTGCTTTTGAGAAATGCGTCTGTTTCATATCTCTAACCTGCCACTCAGCATCACGCATGAGGGCGACAACCTGATACTTCTTAATGTCCTCTTTCATCTAATCTCCTTAATGCTTCAACAATTGCCATACCATCGTAGCTATCTTTTCTTTCTAACCATGCCTTATAGTAATCAATTCCTCTCCTTATAGAATAAGGAATGTATGAGCCATCATAATAATTAGTCGCACGTTCATTATTAGAGTCATAATGGTCTGAAGAGCCGTCTAAATATAAAATGTCTGCAACCTCATCTCCAGTAAGAATTGTTATTGTAATTTCATCCACTTCTTTATTTAAAGGTAAAGGAAAACTAAAAGCTTTATTTGCATAATCTAAAATAGTCATTTAATCCTCCTTGTTAAACCATTTATATAATGACTCAAGGCAATCTTCGCAAAGGTCATAATCATAACCTTCTTCATCATAATCATATACTTCACTATCATCTAAGTCAAGTTTTTTCTTTTCTCTTCTGGTAGAACCACAATATAAGAAAAAAGCATCAGATAATTTGTCTAAATCTTTTAAATCATCTGCTGATGCAATTTTTGACCAACGAGAAACAGGCTCGTTAATTTTCGCACCACACCTATCACATACTTTAATTGTTGCCATTTTAAAACTCCTTTCTTTATTTTCTAATTATATTATATAAGAAATTTATTAAAAAGTCAAATTAAAGTTACTTTTCCCTAAATCTATACTACTACTAATTTCTTCAAAGTATGGTAAAGCACAATTACATATCCCAGTTGCATATGGATTATTTGCGGGATTATTGTTGCAATTTTGACAACATTTATAAGTAAACCCAAAGGTATTTTTTGTATTTATAGGTTCGCGCGGCGGGTAGCTAGAGGATGAACAAGGGCACTGTGGTGTCCAAGGAGATAGCACCCGCCCGCATTTCGGACACGTCCAACCTGTATAAGTAACTTTTGGCTCTTCTTCATTTATTGTAAGTGACCCACTTTGATTTTCTAATTCTTTTAAAAATCGTTCTGTATCAAAAGTCGACTTAGTACTCGTGATATAAACCTTGGCACACATTTATTAACTCTCCTTTTTTATTAAATCTAACAACCTGGTTATATAAAACCTGTACATTACTATACCTATCAAACCTATGGTAATGTCCAGCGAACCACATATCATAAGAAACGGTTTCTTTTATCTGTTGCAACTTAATACAGTTGGGGTCGTTATTGTAGAAGCCCATGCGCATATGTACATCTTGCGGCACTTCATGAGTTACAATATAATCTACTTTATTCCCAACTCTATCTAAGTTTCTCCAAGCTTCAAGCATATCTTCATCGGTAATGTTTTCTTGCGGCCACCATATTTTATTAATATCCCGTTTTTCAGTGCCTGTTGCAGTACCGCGGTCATGTGATGCGGCACCACCCATTGTAAAGATTGTCTTATCTCCAATTGTATAAACCTGGCCGCGCATTAAATGGATTATTGAGTCGTTTATAAATTGTACCTTGCCGCCGTTCCATTCAGTAATTGGATAAGTCTGAAGCAGATTGTAATTTTCATGATTCCCATCGACAAATAAAGTTGTCCAAGGTTTCTTTTGATACCAGTCTTGTATATATTTATCTTCTGCACCGCCATCCCAAATTGCACCAAAATCCCCACAAACAACTACATAATCATTCTTTGTGAGGTGCTTACCTTCTGGAAAACTTTTGGATGTTAATTTAGTTGTATCAATAAATCCATGACAGTCTCCGCAATAAAAAAGCTTATTCATCTCTTTCCTTCTCTTCTTCTTCTTTTAAAATCTTATAATATTCTTCCATCGCCGCACTCGCGCGAAGTCCCAAGAAAACTCGTTCTATATAGTTTGCATCTCTATATAAACCGAAAATTTCCTGCGCTTTCTCACCCAGATATAGCTCATATTCTCTAACTAATGCCTCATTTGCTTTACCCTCAAGCATATTGATGTCGCCAATTGAATATATTTTAAAGGCTAGCCCATGAAGCATTGAGTCTATAAAGTTTTTGTCTTCTCTTGTAATCATTAGGCCATTCCCTCCCAAAAGCATTCCAAACACACATATCTATTTTGTGGAGGATAACTTGTAAGAACCTTCATCGTATCTTTATAAATCTTTGCTCCACATTTTGGACATTCAATATTTGTTATTTCATATCCTGTACCATATTGAAAATGTTTTTCTCTTTTAAATTCTTCCCATGTCATTTCTACCACCACATTGCGGGCAAAATTAATGCCCAAATTTCTCCTACTTCACGAATATAAGTTATATCTTCTATATCAAAATCATTATACTCTTCGCTGAAATAGAATCTAATTCTATCAAGTATTTCATTAATAAGTTCAAGTTGAGTATATTCGCGCTCATGCCACTCAAATTTATGAAAATCTAAATCTACAATTTCACCGCCTATATCAACGTACATACGTAAACGTTCATATAACCAAGCATAGAAAGTAGAATTCAAATCCCAGGTTTCACTATCATCAAAACCATAAATTCTTTTCTGTTCTGCCCAGTGCGCCTGACGCTCATCGTCAGGATTAGTTTCAGAATAGGGGTATGGGTCTCTTTCAAGTTCATCAAGATATGCATGACCAGTTTTACTCAATTCAGGTATATTCATTTGTAATTGATATTCAAGTTCCATTTCAATTTTTCCTTTCAATTTATTTACTAAATAAATTATAGCATAAATTTGAGAATTTGTCAAGTTTCAATTTCTAACTTTGCAGATTTAATCTCAATTATTTTAGCCTCATTTGTAATAAAACATAACTCACCGCTTTTTAAAGATACAGCGTTTGGATAAAACTCATCGTCATATGGAAGTCGTAGTTTAACAGCAAAGTCATCTAATTTTAAATATACATCGTCTATATCCTGTACACAAAAAACTGCTCCGCTAGGAATATCAGACGCTTTTACTTTCTTTAAATTAATTTCTAAATTTGTCATTTATCTACACAAAGCAATAAAATCGCTCTTACTCCTTTCTTTAATTTCTTCTTGTATTTCTTTTATAGCAAACTCATGCGTCCAAATTGGACGTCCCATTAGTTCTTCTATATACTTATAATAAATACCTAACTTATCACCCGTCAGCATACAAATACCAGTATATGCCATTACAATCGCGCGCTCTGAATCCGTCATTTATCTCTCCTTTTTAGTACTAATACTACAATTGCCATTATAATAAGAATAATAATTGTTATAATTAGCTCAATCCATATTGGCGCGAGCACCCAAACCCAAGACCAAGTAATTTTTCCAAGTAGTTTTAATACAATAAATACGATTGTTAATAATCCGCAGAATCCAATTCCACCACTTACAGTTGTACTTGTTTTATTTTCTTTCATTCTAACACCTCTAAATCGTCTAATTCCATTTCATCAAAAACAGTATTATATATACCTTTTAACATATATAATTCATTCCCATCTTCATCGAATAAGATATTATCTATTTCTACTATGAATTTGTCTCCCAGATTATATTTCATATATCCACCTTTATATCGTCAACTTTAGTTCTGCTTTCTTCACATAAGTAACAAGAGTATCATCGTCAACACTCATCCAGCACCCGTTATCCAAGCATACAGCATCAGCAAATGTACCAGATATTTTCATGCAAGTCTCCCCCATTGTTGCTATAAATACTTCACCAACTTGTAAGGCTTCAAACTTTATTAATTCTGTATCTCTATTTGTTTCTACTTTTAACTTTGCCATTTTATTCCTCCGCTTCTAATATCGTAGGCATGAACTCAATTTTATCCATTATATCCATATCACCATATGTCGGAATTTTGACTCCTATCCCGTATGCAGGAACTGAATCTCTTATCATATCTTTTAAAAAGTCAAAATCTCCAATCCTGCCATGTTCCTTGGGAATTTGGATAGCGTCACTTTTATCAATAATTTTAAATACCATTTCACCTTGTTCATTTAAATAGTAAAATGTTATTACCTCATCTTTCGGCAAATCCATTCCTTTTATTATAAAGCTCATCACTCTTCCTCCGCTTCAAGTATCGTAGGAGCATCGTCTATATATCGTTTGTAGTTAAGACCTCCCCAAATATCTTTTTCTCTAATTTCTGCCGCTAAAGCATCTAAGTCTCCAATTTTCCCATGCTCTTTGGGAATTTGAATAATATCACTTTCATCCACGTATATCGTCTCCATTTCTCCGTATCTATTAGCATAATGAATTACTATTGTTTCATCCTTTGGTAAATTAATCCCGTTTAGTATTATACTCATTCCTCGAACCACTCCGCTTCTAATATCGTAGGTAATTCGTCTAAATCATCTACTCTTACCATATATTCACCATCTACAATAATTGGATGGACTCCATCTGCATCAAAGTCTTTTAATCTTCCGTGTTTCTTTGGGATTTGAATCGCTTCGGCTGATATTCCTTTCGTCTTACTAAATACTTTCCCGTGTGGTTTTATAATTAGCTCAATTTGACCACTATTCGGCAAATCAATCCCTTTTATTATTATGCTCATTAGCTTTCCCTTCCATTTTTGCTCCACAGTATGGGCAATAATCTGAAAAAAAGATTTCAGTTTTAAATTCCCATCTTGCGCCTATTGCTTCTGCTCCATAACCACCTACAAGTTCACCATCTGTTACTATCGTTACAGGTCCTTTTCCACATATTGAACATTTATAACGTCTTAATCTTTCGGGACATTCTATATCTGTCCAATCACGGGGTATCCATTTACCTATCTTTATCTCACTCATCGGTTCTCCTTTCAAGTTTATCTAATATATCCTCTTCGACCATCAAACCATCAAGCGTATATGGAGCGTTGGCATTAACAAAGTATCGCGTCTCATTCTTATCAATGACTATCCTATTAACTTTCACCTTTAAATAAACTGCTTCACCTATATCAAATTTAGTTTTCATCGCTTCTCCCTTCCCATTCGCCTCTTCGTATCTTCCGTCTCGCTAGTCGCCTATTTCTTTTCTTTGTTTTGCTCCAACCTTTATGATTATTTGCCCAAGTAGCAAAATGTCGTGAGAACTTACTTTCTTCTGTGAGTCTCTTATCTATGCTTCTCATCAGTTTTCCTTTCTCCGTATGAACAAGAGTCGTTATCTTCACAAAATAACCCGCCATTTTCTCGTCTTTTTAAACAGAAATGCCCACTTTGAAAATCTGGGTCCTCAATCCTATGTATACATTCTTTACACTTTACAATATCTTTTTTGGCATATAAATAACCCATCAGTATAGCTCTCTTTAATTCCTGTGCTCTCTCCGTGAGATTCTCATCTTTCTCAAGTCCAAACTCCTTATAAAGATATTCCATCTCGCTTTCATCGATTTCAATTAGCGGGCAATAGTCTGAATTATTATAGCCACTTTCTCCCCAATGGTTACAATCAATATTGAAGCATTTCCAACAAGTATATGGCTTATTTATATTAGGTATTGCTATCATTAGTCAGTCCTCCATTTCTGCAATCGCTTCTCGAATTGTTGTGTCATCTATGACTTGAGCAATAGGACATCCCCAATCAAACCAAGATTGGTCTGCATTTTTTGTTATTGGACAATTACCACACCAATGGTCTTGACTTGCACAAAATCTATCAAGTGTTTCTATTGCTTCTTTTACTCTCATATTATTCTCCTATCTTTGTTCCAAAGAACATAGCCAATAATCTGTTCTCAAATGTCTTACTCCAATTCGCCCATCTTATAAGGTCATTCCATATGTTTCTTTCCATATCATTCTCCTTTTTATCCGATTATAAATTTCAAGATTGCCAATGCCCCTAAAACATAAAAGGCATATTTATAAAACTTGTCTCCCATATCATTCTCCTAATATCTTGCTTGCAATCTCTTCCGCACATCCGTCACTAATTGCCCAGTTCATATTTTTTCTGTGACAATAATCACACTTATCAGCTTCTAATTCACCGTTGCAAGTATCACAATATACACTGCTAAAATATAATTTAAGTATTTCTACTATCTTTTCTCTTTCCACCTCGTTCTCCTTTAATCTTCCCAAGCTGTTGCCCAAAGCAGATAAGTCGTTGCAAGATACATATCAAAACATATCTTATTTCGACATTCTTCATAATTATGGTCTTGTCCGCTATATTTTTCACATTGTGAGCATAACTCTTTAAGTAGCTGGTCTTCTTTCATATAGGGCTTTATATGTTCATAGGCTTCTTCCAACTTTTTATTTACTTTTCTATCAACAAAATCATTCTCTGGTAACATATCATTCTCCCTATCCACAATATACAACTTTATAACCAATATATGCGCAAGCAATCATGAACTGTATTACTGATACCCATATAAAAAATTCATCATCTGATATATCAGTAGTATGATTAACTATACAACTTCCAATTGCACATATTACTAAATATATAATACAATAGCCTATATATGTCGCCGCCAGCTGAATTATTTCCATTTTATTCTCCTCCCACCGCACAAAATACATATAAAAGAAAACATATAATTAAAAGTTTACTCATTCAGTCCCACTCCCATTCTATTCATAACTTTAGTAATTTCTTTCAAGCGTTCAAGCGCTTCATCTTCTGTAAGAAAATCTAATTCATATTCTTTTAAAACGCTTAAACGTTCTAATGTGAGTAAAATCAAACTTACAACTCTTTCCATTTCAAAAAATCTCCTTTCTAATTCTATATATATTATAGCTTAATTTTTAAAAAATTGCAAATTTATATTTTGAACGTTGATGTTCCGCGGCCGTGCCTCTAATGTTTAGGGCACAACAGAGCCAATGCGCAAACGTTAGCGACCGCGCGCGAAAACATCAACATTTTTCCTTCCTTTAGATAATACGCGCGGGCGCGCACGTACGCGAATTATAATCTAATTTTCTTTAAAAGTCAAATTCTCTCTGTAAATTTGACAAAATCTAAAATTTATCGTATAATATAAAGAGAAAATAAAAAAGGAGAAATAAAAATGGAATCAAAACTTGGCGACTTCAATTTATATGATAGAATAATGGGTGATGTTTGCGCAAACGTAATGACAGAAGCAACCTATACGGATAATCAAATCTATCTCAAATGGTTTGACCCAAACGATTGCGCTCAGCGCGTATACTTCCATGGCGCAGCGATTATATCTGACTTATTTAATCAGAACAAAATCTGCACAATCTATTTAGATATGTCTCTTTGGAAGTATATACCCTTTAAAATTAAAAATTGGAAACGTAGAAAACAAATCAAATGGGTGAGTGAAAATAAAGTGCCACTTACTGCAACTCCTATACGTGCCATCATCGACCATATAGAGGGTTTCAATGAGATGCAGCCAGAAGCAAATGCAATTTGGCAAGATATACTTGATAAATATTATGAACCAAAGAAAGGAGATTAAGATGGGAGTATATATACCTAATATAGAAAAACCAAGAAGATGTATGGAATGCTTTTATCAATTAAAATGTAAAGTTATACCAAGATGGGTAACTCCAGACTTCATTATTTCTAAGAATTGTCCACTAATTGAAGTAAATGATAAATTAATGCCACCTTGTAATGCAAGCAATACGTGTTCACAGTATATAAGAAAGGAGAAATGAATGAAAGTAATTGTAATTAATGGTCATGCAGAAAGCGGAAAGTCTACTTTTGTTAAAATGTGTTCGGAATATAAGGGCGCAGATGTATATGAGTTTTCAATGGTTGATGCAGCTAAAGCAATGGCAAGATTAATTGATTGGGATGAGTCTCAGAAGGAACCACGCGACCGTAAATTCTTAAGCGACCTCAAAGACTTAATTGACTCATATAAAGATGCATCATATGAGTACGTAAAATATCAGATTCAAAACCATGTCTTACCTCATGATGTTAATGGACAGAGAGTCGTATTTGTCCATGCGCGCGAAGCTGAAGATATAAAGCGTTTAGTAGAAGATTTCAATGCGCGGACGCTTGTAATTAGGCGAAGATTCGTAGAAAGTAATCCATCCTCAAACCATGCCGATGCAAATTGGTGGGCATACTCATATGATTATGCGGTTGATAATAATGATGGGTTGGAATATTTGAAAAGCAATAGCGAAAATTTTATGAAATATATTTTGAGTGAAGACTGGGGATATGAAATGGAGGAGTAAATGGAATTAGACATATTAAAACTTATAGTTGCTTTTGCCTTAATCTTCATTATAATTTTATATTGCGCTCTTGTAAAATTAGCTACCCGTATGAATGAATTAGAAATGAAAGTAGATAGATTAGATAATGAAATAAATTATTTTTGGAGGAAACTAAATATATGAGAGGCTATATTGATGGAATTGATTTCTACAATTTAGATATAATGAAATACTATGCACCGCCTAAAAGTTGGTCACTTGAAAAAATCAAAGATACAACTACAAGTCGTATCTTCAGTGGAGATTGGCTCGGCGCAAGGAAAAGGGACGGAGCATTTTATGCTTTTATCTGCGATGAGGACGGCAATAGATTTCTGCGCGGGCGCAGTAAAAGTGTAAGCGGTGAATATCTTGATAAGTATGAACTTGTACCCCACCTACATCCTTTCTTTGAGAGTTTACCCAAGGGAACTTGCCTTTTAGGAGAAATTTATCTGCCTCGTGATGAGCAGGCAAAAACAACAACTTCATTTATGAATTGTCTCCCCGAAAAAGCAATTAAGCGTCAAGAGAAAGAAGAAGATAAGCTTCACTATTATGTATTTGACATACTTGCAGATGAGGGCAAGTCAATAATTCAGATGCCCGCGGCCGAACGATTCAATCTTTTAAAATCTTATGAAGGCACATATGGAGAAGGTTATCATGAATGGGCGCAGTATTTCAGTGGTAAAGAACTTTGGAATAAGTTACAAGAAATACTTGGTGAAGGTGGAGAAGGTATTGTAATTACTAGGGCGGGCGCGCCGTATCAGCCAGGTAAAAGACCTTCTAAAGATTGCCTCAAGGTAAAGAAAGAATTACAAGATACAATTGATTGTGTAATGTGTGGAGCAAACGCACCTTCTAAAATCTATACGGGAAAAGAAATTGAGACTTGGCCTTACTGGTTCAATGAACTTACGAATGAAAAAATTCAAGTAACTGATTTCGCTAAGAACGAAACATATATGTCTTATGTTGATGGCGCGCCAGTGGTACCAGTAACAAAAAATTGGTTTAATGGTTGGGCTGGTTCTTGGAAGCTAGGTCTATATAAGGGCAGAGGTATTACAGAAATTGGAAATCTTAGCGGTATTACTGATGAAATGAAACAGAATTGGAAAGATTATGTTGGTAAAGTTGTTGAAGTAACTGCAATGGAAATTATGGATACACATGGCTTGCGTCATCCAAAATTAGTCCGTATAAGAGATGACAAATCTGCGGCTGAATGTACGTGGGAGTCAGTTTTCAAATAAATTTACGCGCAGCCGCCGTAAACATAAATCCAAAGAGGTGTACTCATGAGCGTATTTTGCGGTAATGAAACAATTGATATAGAAAGCACAATAACTACCACTAATAATCCTGCAATTATAATAGGTGGAACAACTTTAGAAGAATATGCAACAAGATTACAAGAAGTTCTTTACTATTGGAATTACCCATGGGAGATTCCTAAAAAGAAAGAGAAATTTAAACGCAAAGTTCAACGTATAAAAAGGAGATAAAATGAACGCACAAACCGAAACTTTTATTGATTTTTTCATCGCTGTGTGTATAGGTTTTGGTTTAAGCATCATAGCCTATAACCTAATTGATGATAAATACTATTTAGAACGAATTTTAAGAAGGTTTAAGAAATGATATTCTATTCAACTTATGACATATTAGATGAAGTATACTATAAAAATATGCGCCCAGGTATTGTTACAGATGTACTATTTACCTTAGATGAAGAAACGGGATATATGGTTGAGACATATGGAGTTACATTTGAAGATGATTCTTATGAAATGTATATCGCTCCATCTGACTTATCCTATCGACAATCTATACCTCAGACGCAGTTATCTTAGGCGCGGCCGCACGAATAAGTGCGGTCTTTTATTTTAATTTTATTTGTTAAAAATTTGACAATTTTCTGAAATTCATTTATACTAAAATTAGAGATAGGGAAAAACGACGTCGAACACTACTGCATTGGTGTTATAAGTTGTGTATGCAGACACAATTAAACCTATCTGCGCTCGGTAGATTAAGAGAGGGCAAGTCTATCGAGTAAGACAAGAGGTTAGAGAGAACGGAGCCTTTTGTTTTATATATGAAGAAAGACCACAGGATTGAGGGACCTGTGGTCTTTTATTTTAGTTTAATTTGGATTTGATTTCTTGGATTTCAGATTTGAGTTGTTCAATTTCTTTATGTTGCTCTTGAATTAATGCAAGCATTGGAGGTACCATATAACGTATATTCCAATCTTCAGGTTTATTATTTTCGTTTAATTCTGCTGCAATTGGATAATAATTATATACTTCTTCAGCGATAAAACCGGGAACATCCATATTGAATCTTTTATCTTCTGAAGGTAGATAATTTTCCTTGTATTTAAACTGACGAACTGGTAAATCATATAATTTTTGAGCTTGCAATTCTTGAGATTGAAGTAAAGTAATATCTTTTTTATATCTTTGTGATGAAGCAGTGCTTAAATATAACTTATGTGCAGGATTTGAAGCGATAAGCATATTTGCCGCTGCAGTAGTTGTATTTTTTCTTACTGCATATAAATATACGCCATTAAAATTATTATTACCAAGTATTAAGTCATTATTAGTATCTAGACCAAGCATTGTATATACGGTACCACTTGCACTAACTGTAGTTCCATTCAAAGTTGTTCTTATAGAACAATTGTTCTGCATATTAATATTTGCTTTTTGAACAGTTACTGCATTAAAGGTAGCATTTGAACTTGCATTTAATGTAGTACAAGTTACTGCACCGCAATATATATTTCCTCTGCCATTTGAGTCTGCTGTTGAATTACAGAAATAATAGTTGGATATTGCAGGAGATTCCAACTTTCTATATCCTATATAAATACCATTAGCGGTACTCGTACCTACAAAATTTATTTCGTTAGAAGAATAAGCCGTGATGCCAAGAGTGCCACTGCTATAGTAACTTGCATATGTCGCTCTAACGGATACATTAGAAGTGGTTGCATTACCATTTAATGCTCCTGTGAACGAGTTAGCAACAACATTCCCATTCCAATCTACTGTTAAGGCATTGGTTGGGGTTGAAGATGAGCCATTGCCGATGATAAATGCTTGATTTGTATCGGTTGCATTATACTTGCCAATTACAGTTTGGTAACTACCACTTGCAGTTGTCATATATCCACCTGCGTGTGATGCTGTTCCCAATGCGGTTGTACCCCAACCTTCAGCGAAAGCACATTGCTCACTTGCAGTTGTCCCCAGCCCAAATGCAGTTGACAACAATTCGCTTGCTTTATTGGATGACCCTACAACAAAAGAATATTTCCCGTAACCTCCTGACGCTCTTACACCAAAAGTAAAAGTTGGCGATTTGTCTATTGAGTGATTTCCATAAGCATTTCTATAACCTATCTCTGCAAGGTCATAGGTTGATGTACTATCTGCTCTATATTTAAAGTTAATGCCCGATGAAGAAATTTCTACTCTTGTTTTATCATCTGCTATCGCTCCTACTCTTACTTTAGAGCCAAAAGCAGCAAGAGAACTTGCCCCTTTAAATACTTCCATACCGTTTCCATCAATTATAATATGTCCTCCATTTATAGGACCCACCCTTATTGATTCTCCAAATGATGCTAAAGACACTCTATTTTCTAAGGTACCATCTGTAGACCGAACTAGTTCAACATGAACTGGAGTTACGTCAATATATGACTCAGTTGCTCTACCAAAACGAGAAGTGCTACCAAAATAAGCAATCTGCGCTCCATCGCCACCACGAATATTAATTTGCGTTGGAAGTATTTCAAGATAATCGCTATCTTCTTGTCCCACTCTTATATTTGTTCCAAATTTTGCAACTGAAACAGGACTTGGTGTACTTGCTCCATTCGTTTTAAAAATCTCTAACCCATCGGAATTAATCTGTACATAATTTAAATCTACATTATTCGCTGCATGTATTGTAATTCCATTCTCATTAATTTTTGTTATATATTTATTCGGCTCACCCGCTACTTTTAAACTTTTAAGGTCAATTGAACCGCTTGCTTTTGCCATTTATATATCCTCCTATTGTAGTACTGCTATATATAAAGCATCTAAATCAGTAACTGTTAAAGTATCATCAGTATTACCTGTAGTAGTCGTAGTAGTAACCGTTCCGTCATGAGGCGTTCCAATTGCATTTTTATACCAAATAAAAGTACCTGTTGTAGAAGCACCCAACTTAGTCGGTATAGCAATTAATGTGGCTTCAGGAGTTGTATAATCTATGGATTTAACTTTAATTACTACTTCATATTCTGCTGAATTGGAGGCTTTATTTTGAATCTCTGGAACTTGACCTATATAATCAATACCATTAATTGTAAGTGAAGTTGCAGTAATCGCCCCTTTAATTGCTAATCCATTTGAATCATATTTAATTCCTTGCGTCGCCGCATTCCATGTAGATTGATTCTTGAATTCCAAAGTTGCGGGAGTATTATCAAAATTAATACTATTATATCCCTTTTCAATTTTACCTGCTGTTATTATTCCCATATTCGCATTAATAGCAGATAAATTCTCAACGCTTATTTTATCTGCAGCAATGCTTCCAGTTATAATATTACCACCATCTATTACAGTACTTGAATCATCAAGTGCTATATCATTTGCAGTAAGGGCTACAACTGTACCATCTACCATTTGTTTTTGAGTTGCCGTCCATAAATATAAGTATTTTGTGACACTTGCTCCAGTTCCATTAGAAATAGGGGCTGCTTTTCTACTCCATCCGCTTGTGGTTGTAGTATCATTATTCCATTTATTTCCTTCTTCAGTTACCCACACGGTTGGATAACCAGTAGGTTTAGTACTTGAGTTTGAACGGTAATAAATACGTTGAGTCTTTGCTACCGCATTAGTTTTAGGCGCGGCCGCGTTAGCTATATTCAAAGCAGATTGTGCAGTCGTATCATCTGTAGCAGTTAAAGTCCAATCAGCAGCAGCATAACTCTCACCAGTAGTTTTTGAAGTAGAACAATATTTAACTTGACTTCCATTCACCCATAAATCACCTATATCATATGGTGGTGTAGGCTGTGAAGTAAAGATTCGTTTTTTACTTCCTGCTAATGTCTCAGCAGCTTGTGCTGTTGCTAGCGCAGCTGCGGCATCACTATCAGGAATCTGTTGCCAAGAATAAGTGCTTCCACTCTTCATCCAACGCCAACTATGACCATTTACTACATTATAATATAAGTCTCCTTCATGTCTTGCTTTTAAAGCATCGGTATCCCAAGAAGAAGCAGGTGCATTAGAAGTGGTTGGATCTACATTATAATACCATGCTTCAATTTGGCCATCAACTTGAGATTGCAAACTAGATAAAGTAGAATTTGTAGTTGTTTTATAGCTTTCTAAAGCAGTATTTACCGCACTTGCCGAACCATTTGCATCATAAGCATTATTTAGAGAAGTTTCTGATAATCTGCCACTAGTAAAAATTGTAGCTCCGGCTATATTAACTCTTTCTGCTTCAATCGTTGCGGTCGTACTATTTAAATTAATTTTTGAAATAATATTATTTCCATTAAAATCTGTTGAAGACACTTTTAATGCAATATCACTTGCATTTTGACTAATACTACTTTCATTTGTACTAACCCTTGACTCAACTCCATTTAAAGCAGTTTGAGTTGCATACGTTTCACTTACTGTTTGTGTAATTTCATTTGCTTTTGCTACTATCGCCGCATTGCGATTTGTAACTTCTGTACTAATCAGTCCATCTGATTCTGTTTTAGTATAAACATCAGAAGAATTAGCTTTTAATGCAATATCTGTTGAATTTTGACTAATGTGAGTTTCATTTGTGCTAACTCGAGCAGTTAAATTAGCTAAATCGGTTTGATTGGCTTTCTGCCCTACTGTTTGTGTCAATCCATTAATATCTGAAACTAATGTATTATATTTATCTACAGTAACTATGTCTAAAATACGCCAATATTGACTATCATAAACAAAGTGTACTAATGACCCGTCTCCCCAATAAAATTGCTCTACTAAATTATCTCCGCTAGAATCTTTTATAAGTTTTGCACCAGTACTGTTAACGTTTAAAGTAGGCGCTGCTATCGAATTTTTATTTGTAAACTTAATAAAAACTTCTGCTCCGTTAAAGAGCGTAAAATCTGTACAAGTGGCAACCTTAGCTTTGGTAGATGCACCAGTACTAGAAGTCCCATATTTGGCTTCAGTTCTTCTTAAAGCATTTGCTGCATCTGTCGCAGCTTGAGTTGCTGTTTCATTAGCTTGATTTGCCGTCTGATTGGCTTGTCCCGCGGTCTGGTTCGCTTGGTTTGCGGTAGTATTTGCCGCGGCCGCAGTACTTGTCGCACTTGTAATTCCATTATCTTTATAAATTACGGGTGTACCTGAAGTACCATCATTATAATTCACAACCGTTTTGACCCAATAATTTGGCTTAGAACTATCATATACTGGTACAGTTGTCTGCCACCCACTATATGTGGCGGCCGGAGTTCCAGTTCCATAATTACAATAAGTAGTAGTAATTGAACTGACCCCAACACCCGTATTACCCTGCAGGCCTTGAGTACCTTGTGGGCCTTGGCTACCCGTTGAACCAGTTAAACATACCGGATCTCCATAACTATCATTAGTTAAAGGCACACCTTGCATTTTAGTAACTGTTCTTTGCCATATATAATATCCTTGCTTCCAAGTTGGAATACTTTCGCTCCATTCAGAAGAAGTAGGCGCAACCGAGTTAGATGTCGATTGCGCATACTCCATATAAATTCGTTCTATATCATTTGTATCGGTAATTGTTATTGTTCCATATGAAACTTGACTCATAACATTACCTCCTTAAACTGTAACCTTTACGTCTGCTGTAATTTTATTAGCAACTGTATCTGCATCTACATAAATTGCCTTACCATATTTCTTACCATTTCCATCTAAAGGTAAACTAGTTGTACTGCTAGTAATTTGAGCGTTATCTTTATCTCTGAAAGACCATTCATATGTTGCTTGTAAGCTAGGTTGAGTCCAACTTCCATTTGTGTATCTCCACCAAACAGCAGTTCTATTAGTTGAATTTAATTCAAAATAACTTTCTCCCGCAGAAGGATTACTAATAGTTGTATGAGAAGCCGTTCCAGCAGATACCTTTGCATCACCGATCGTATCTATTTCCTCTCCGTTACGTGTAACTCTTACATATATCGCGCCCGCACCCTGTCCATTTACAATCTGAGTTCCAATTGTTGAATGAACACTTACTTGAATCGGATCATTTTTATCTTGAATGGCAATATATGCAACATAAGTCTCACTATCATAAACGGCTTTAGCTCTAAAAGAAGCATAGCCATCTACCGCACTAGGGTATACTGTTAATGTGGCGCCCGATGCAGTTGCTTCAGGATCTTCTCCTTCAGGATTATTTCCGTCTATGTCACCATAGCCTTCTGCATCAGCATGCGCGCCTCCGTATTTTGCCCAGCTCCATGTTGCTTGACTTACTACATCATCTGTACCATCTCGTAACGTTCCTTGTACAGTTACTGAACCAGTACCATTCTCAATTAATCCACCATCTGGTGAATATAACTGCATAACTACTGCATTCGCAGCATCAGAACTACGAGTGAAACTAAATAATTTATTATATACAACCCCTTCCACAGTAATTTGAATTTGCGCGGTTCCACTTACGGGAATTGTTGTATTTGCTGGAATTGTATATCTTACATAACCATCCGATGAAGCAGAAGATTTTCCAGTTGCAATTGTTGCTCCTGTAATAATATTGTCAGCAGTAACTGAAGTAGAAGCAATTCTTGAAGTACCTTTATAAGTAGCAAAAGGAATATTTATTACTACTTGTGACCCTATTTTATTTTTACTATTACAAGGTATAACTTCAGCTTCATTGCCAAGTAAAACACTAATCGCATCTTTACCGGCATTACCTTGTGGACCCTGTTGACCAGTTTGTCCATCAGAAGTTATAATGATAGTTTGCTTATCTAAAACTTCACTACCACCCGCATTTAGTAATTCTACTAAAATTTTTGTTACAGTATTAGTAGTAGGACTTTTTGTTACACTCAGCGCTGCGGCGGTAGTTGCGGGGTATACTATTACATCATCACCAGTTGCATAGCTTTCGGTTATTCTATACTTACCTCTAAAATCTGCTGTTGATGTTGAAGCCGGACTAACTGTAGTAACTGTTGCAGTTGCAGTATAAGCAGTGGGCGTGTAATTTCCGCCTATATCTCTATTAATACTTAAAGTATCTAAATGTAAATTATAAATTTCAAATGTCTGCGCATCTGCGCCAGCTTGTACTTTAATTAAAGAGAAAGTCTTAGATAAATTATAATGTTCATAATATGTTATTGTACCATCATATGCACCCGTAGCAATCACATAATTAGTACCACTTTTAGTATAATATTTATTAGCAACATAAGAATTAGCATTTAAATCATTTCTTTGTGCATAGCCTTCACATTCAAATAAAATATTACCCGCTGAAATACTATTACTCATAGAAGTAACTGTAACAGTATCATTACTAACATAATTATTATTAGATTTAGAAGCTGTATAACCAATACCAGTATCTGCACTAATGGTAATTGTAGCATCTTTAGTAATATCATTACCACCCATTAATACTCTAATTGTTGAAACTGCACCAGCATATGACACAGGAGTACCATCTGATCTTGCTGCAATCATTTGGTCTTCATTGCTTAATACTGCATTAATTGTTGAAGTACCAGCCGCGCCATCATATAACTTATAAATACTAAAAATATCATAAATACTATTATCATTAGTAATTAACTTAATGGTAGCTTTATCATTAAAGAAAACTGCATCGGTAGGATTTACAGTTAATGTAGAGTTGGTAGTACTACCTGGATATGTAACGAAATTACCACTAGCGTTCTTATACTGCCAACCACTAATTGTACAATTAGATACTTCTCCAGTTAATGTAATCGTTGCTCCAGGTGGAGTCAAGGCCCCATTAGTATTATATTTAAAAATATTTTCCCCAGTGATTTTTGCTGTTTTCGCAGAAGCACCTTGTTCTACTTTACTAAAAGTAATTTGTCCTTCTGCAACTAATGCTCTACCAACATTCGGATCGTCATAAGTTGCAGTAATTATATATGTAATTTGTGAATAATTTGTACTACTTGTAAATTGATTTTGATCTACGACTAGCGCACCCGCGGCATATACATTACCGTTAATAGGCGTACTTCCATCACTTACATATTCTCCATTACTAGAACTGATATCTACAGCCGTAGAAGCAGAACCGTTTTGACGTGTCCAAGACCATGTAATATGAGAACTAACAGATTGTCCAGCATAATATGCTACAGGAGTAATAACTAAATTGCTTGACTGCCAGTTTGGAGTGTAACTTACTGGATCTGTTGAATAAATGATTGTAGTTGGTAAATTACATTTTGGATATACACTAAACTCCCCTACATCCGTGATATCAACAATAGTTATAGAGCCATAACTTATTGTACTCATTCCTTTTCCTCCTAAAATTCTACTTCACAAATAAAGATTGCTTTTGAATCTACATCTGCTTCAGTTAAAGTAATTGACCTACCCGCTAATGGTCGACTCCACGAAGAATCTATTATTCCATCAGCATTCTTTTTAGTCCAAGTAAAACGTGTTACTTGATTTGTTATATCTTTAGTTCCACTATAAACCGTACAAGTTAAAGTAGAACTTATATCTTGCCTATAAAAAAGATTTCCAGCACTAGATTCAATTACAACATTAATTGCATCTTCTCCATCCGCGCCTTCAGTAATTTCACTTACATCTTTATACTCACCCGTACCTTGTCCCTGGTCATCGGTTATTTCATACATAACTCTTTTGGCTTTAATTCTCAGTTGCTTATCACCATTTTCATCTGTATAAAAAGCAATATACTGATTATTATCACCTATATACATATTATTCGTAAAGATGCCTTGCGTCCCTGCCATATTTATAGAATAAATATTTCTATCTACAGCTGTATCTCCTAAATCTGGTAAAGTTCCTAAGATACCTTTGTAATCATAAGTAACTTTAACCGAATCAGTTGGATGAATAACTGTCTCAAACAATGAAATCGCGCGCTCAGGTAAGTTTACATAATTATCAGAACTATTAATTCCAATTCCATAATTATGAGAACCACCATTATATTGTGCTTTATAATAAGTTTTTCCACTCACAGTCTCTGTGTCTTCGGTTATTACATATTCCCCATTAATTAATTCATACAAATGCAATAAATGAGGATTGCTTCCTTCAATTGGAGTAAAACTATTATAAGCATTATTATGATAACCAAAACTTATAAGCGAGCCGCCAATTAAATTAGCAAGATTTGTACGCGTATTTACCATTTCGGTTTCATAAATTTTAAACCAACAAGAAGACTCTTCATTGCGAAAATAAACTTTTGTTGTCTCACCACCAACAGGAGTGGCGACAAGATATTTTTCTCCAGTATTTTCATAATCTGAATCTAAAATCGCTAAATTACCCATATATATTATTGCATTTTCTATAACAATGGGCTCTCGAGTCTCTTCATCTGTTATATGTTTTTTAACAATAGCTTCTTTAGTTTCTTTTACTAAAGGACGATAATCATATTCAAAATAATAAGTATGATTATTAACTAATGTTGTATCTAAAAGTGTTATACTATATATACCTTCCCAATAACTATCTTCACTACTTTCATAAAAATCTGTTAGGTCTTCTAAATTAATTCTTGTAGTATCAATATTATCTTCAGTATTAATAATAATTGGAGTTCTTTCTTCTGACATTCCAGAAGCAAAATCCGCAGCGGCACCATCTAATACTATAATTTTATCTTTTTTAGGATTGTTCTTAATTCTATAAACGTGAGTTAAACCACCATCACTTAAATTATCGTCAATTCTTTCTTCATCATTAATATTACTTACTTTAACCCATTCATTTTGATTAAAAAGTAGCATTTTTTCAGTTACTAAAATTAAATCATTGGTAGTAATGTCTTCACTTTCCGGCGCAAGCTCTCTTATCACGTCTTTTTCAGTAGCAATCCAAGCATCTTTAATGGTACTACTCGGTCTAAATAAGAAAGCACCACCAACTGCTTGAATTTCACTATATTCAAACACTGCAGTCTTAATGGCTCCACGCACACTTATATTATTAAAAATTGCATCACCATAGCCATTAATCATCCAACCAGCACTTGTATTATCAATATAATCTGAAGAAGCAATAATTGGATCTTTATATCGTGCATCAATTTGAATATTTTTACCAGTTGGATTTCCGACATAAATTATATCTTTAAAAGTTCCACCTATAGCATCAATAGAACCACTAAAATGACCGTCAATAGCATTAATAGTACCACTTATATTCGCACCACGTGCATAAAGTGTACCAGAATCAGTAACTCCAAAATCATTTCCAACAGCAATCGTCCAAATATTAGTTCCTGCATAATCTGCTATTGCTTTTTGACTAACATGACCAGTAGATAAATAAATTGATTGGTCTGTTCCAAATTCGCCATGATATAATTCTTTTTCGCCTATTTCAAAACCACCAATTTGACCTTCCGCGGCGGTAATACGTCCTGCAAATTCTCCACCAGTAGCGTGAATTATACCAGTCATTGAAATATCACCATTATCATCGGTCTCAAATACGGGTTCACCTTCATCGTTACTAATTCTAATTCCATACCTTTCATCATCATTAGTCTGTTCAATTAAACCAATTTTAATTCTTTCAACCGGTATATCTTCAGAATTATTAGCAACAACTTGTATATCATCAGTAGAACTTATTGAAATATAACCTTTTCTATATTTATTTTTAATAAAGAAACCATCCCAAGTTAATCCAAAATCAGCATTATTTTTAACGTCATTTAATGAACTAACTACATAATTTGGACTATTTTGTATGCCATAAATACCATATTTATCAAAACGAACAAAAGTAGCGGGATTATAAGTTCCATCTTCATTAAAACCGTAAGCACTTAAGCCTGTAGTATCCCAACGAAAACTCGGGTTATCGCCATCAAGAATTGTAATCTTTTGTGTATCTACAGAACCAGAAGTAAGTGTTTCTGTATTGACTCCCTTGGCTGAAATTAAATTCTGCCAAGTCTGGCCACCATCCTCACTCCTTTCTATTCCTCTCCCTTTTATTATAAGTAAATTTCCAGAATTTGTCAAATCTCGAATTATTAAACCTTCATCTGTAGCTTTGACAATTCCATTTGAAACCAGCTCATACGTATCTGCAGAAATTCCATTAAGGGAGTTTATAAGTAAAGTAGCATTAATACGTCCATTTGCATCTAATATACTAGAAGCACGTGTATAATTTGGTATGTTATACTGTACTGATTGAACCGTGGCACTTATACGTTGAAATAAATCTTCAAACTGAGTTTTATAATTTTGAACAGTAATTAAGTTTGATTCGGGTTCATCTAAATGCCATTCTATCTCAGAAACAACAACTGTTTCTTTAATAGGTGTTCGCGTTTTAATATCATTTTTATCATATAATTCCCAACCAAAGAATTCTGTATCTTCTATATAGGTTTTATCGCCAACTCTAAAATTATAATTTTCAAGTCCTTCAATCTCACTGACTTCAGCTACATTAATTTGATAACTGACTTTAGGCTGCGCGCTGGTGTTACTTACTTGTAAAGCATCAAGATAATATAATTCAGCATCTATATAATCGTTAGATTCCCAAGTTCCTTCTTGAATAAAACGACTATATTTTGTATAAAAGTCTTTTTCTAAAACTTTTTTCTGTTCGATTAATTCATCAATTCTTTGCTGATAACCTGCATATTGAGTAGCGTATGTTGCTTCAGGAATTAATCTAAAGCGCCGTATCATACCAGTATCATTATCACTGTCATAAATGTCAAAAACTAGATTAGTAACATCGCTAGTAGTAATTGTTTGATTATTCCAAATATATTGTAACTGGTAATATTGCGGTATTTTAGTAATTCTTAAAAATTTATAAGGAGTACCGCTAGAAGTAAAGACCTTTTGATTAACTTTTGCTTTCCACTCTTCTTGTGTAGAATCTCCAACAAATATACACTCAAAACCAGTTAAATAGTCATTTAAAATTAATTTAGTTGTATTTGTATCTGCTCCACTTACATTTTTTGATGTAGTAACTGTAAAACTATATGGTTCAGCACCTTTATATTTTAGACGAATATTTTCATACTCTTTATTAGTATTAGTTAACTGATTACCATTATTTGTTACTTGTACTGCTGCACTATATATATCTTCAATTAGACTTAATGCAGTAATATCTTTATTAATTTCTTCTTGTGAATGTGTTTTAATATAATCATTATAAGAACAACCAGTAATTAATTTAAATCTATCTAATGCTTTTACATATTCTTCTTGCGCTGTTTCAAAAGCCTCAGTATAAACATTTCTACTTGCATTAACTTGAGAAAAAATTCTCTCTAAAGTAATTAACTCTGCCGTATTTGCTGAAATTTTATTATTTAAAATCTTTAAGTCATTATTAAATTGAGTTAAATCTTTTAGATAACTTTCCTTATCCTTAATTAATCCCTGATTAACATAATAATTAAAATTTAAAATATAGGATTCTCCACTTGGATTAGACCTCGCGCGGCCAATATCCATTGAGCCTGACTCTACGTATTGATTAGAGGGCTGACCAACAATTAATTTAGTTACAAATTCATTGCTATCAATAGAACGTTGAATAGTATTTAAATTAATTCCATAACGAAAGCCAGCATAATTATCTACTCCTACATATTCTTTAAAAGCAATTCTTTTAATAGGTTTATGATTTTTATCTAAAGCAATTGCACCATTCCTTTCATGTTTAACTTCAATTTTTAACCAGCACTCAAAAGTTTCACATATAGTTTGCAATATATTAAAACAATTCGATTTTTCTTCGCTAATTGATAAAACTTTCTCACAATTCTCATTGTATACTTGAGTAATTTTATCACTAGAAATTGCTAGATATGATGCTAAACTATCAATAGAAGTATACATATTAATTTCATCTTTACTAATATTAGCATCTGGCTTTAAATAAAAATAGTCAATTAAATTTAGTTTTGCTTCTGGCGCGCTGCCAATAAAAACAACATTATTATTAACATCATACAAAGTTTTTGTAATTTGTATATCTTCTATATAAACCCATCGTTTATCTGCTGTCGAATAAATAAAAATTCCTATTGGCTCCGCACTGTTAGTTAACATACTTTTAGATATTGGAAGCTTTGCTTTTGCAGTTGTATATAAATAAGAGTTAAAATTCGATGCAGTTTTCTCTTCATATGTATTTGTTTGGGTATTCCAAATATATTCTTTTCCGCTGTCAATATAAATAGATTGCGTTGATGGAGTTTGAATTACTCCATTTAATACATATGTTTTTTTATCACTTCTTAAAGTACCGCCAGTAATATAAGTATTTCCTTCTTTAAAAGGACCGCTAAAATCAAAATAAATTTTATTCTTGTCAATTGATTTAACTTGTGCAATTGATGTTTCTTTTCCACTACCTATAGTTTGCTCTTTATAGGTATATCCTGCAATCACCGCTTTAATAAAAGTATTATTTACTTTTGGAAAAGATAACACTCCATTATCTTTTAATCTTATATTACTATATGCGTAACGAATTCTAAACGTATATTCTTCACCAACAGCAATATTATTAATAATATTAGAACTATCTGTTAAACCACTATTATAAAAAGTATTTTTATAATTAGAAATTGGAAGTGCTTCTAATTCTAAATAACTAGTTAATGTATTTGTTTTTGTAATATCAACTAATGAGGCACCAGTTAAAATTGGATATGTTGTAGGAGCACAGATTAGAAAATCATTTGCAGTAGTTTCATTCGCATTGCTCCATCCATTAACAGAACTATTAGATGCCGAAAAAACACTAGCATTTGTAATATAATTTGTTAAAATGCTAGAACTACTATATTCTCCACTTTTATAATGATAAATTTCTTGAATATCTCCATTATATTCAGCTTGATAAATATTAACAGTACGCTCCAAAACAGGATCGTAAGTCGTTTTTTGCTTATAAACTAATTTATAACCTTGATGTAATAAATTTAAATCACCGACTGTTATTATAGCATCGTCTACACTAATGGTATTTTCATCAAAAAATGCTTCTTCTAAAAAACGATAATTAGTACCTATAATTGTATCATCTTTATCATATGTCCAAGAATCTCTGTCTGCTTCCCTAAGAAATTGTATATCTTCAACTATTTTACCGGTAATATAACTATAGAAAATATAAATCGTTTCCCCACTAAAAATTTCTATTTCTTCAGAAGTATCTACATTTAAAACTCTAATGTTTTTATCTGCTGAAATAGTACATTCATAAATAGGTTCTGCAATAGTTTGTTTTAATATGTCTGAAGTTTCTTCATCAACTTCCCAATCCGTATTAGCCAGAGTAGCTTTTCCTAATTCAATCGCTGTACCTTGATTGTTATTTAAATCTATATTAAAAGTAACGTTATAACCATTTTTTGATAGTTCTTGAACAAAAATATCAACAGCAGTATAATTAAAAATTTCAGACTCGCTGTCTTCTTCACATTCTTTAATAACGAGATCATACCACTCTTCATCATACCAAAGTTTTACTTTTCGTTCATTTACAAGATAGGCCGCGAATGGATTAACGACAAAATCCCCGACCATTTCATCATAATATCTATAAGATAATGAAAAGGTCAGGGTAACTTCACCATTTACGTTTTCAGTTAATACTGGTGAATATACTCTATTTGGCGCTTCCATTGTATCAGAGCCAATTACAGCGACCTTTATTTCTTGATAGTAAGAATCTTCACCATCAACAATTAAACGGTCTTCCCATATGGAAATTTCATATGGTTTTTTGAGTATCTCACTCATCCTCCTTTTCCTCCTTAATAATAGATATAATTATAAAAAATCCTTGCATCTCCCGCGGTCGCGCAATTTAAGAAAATTGCTTGTGAGTAATGGCGCCAGTCCAAACTCCAATCCTGACATTTAATTTTAGGAAAATCGCCCGCTAATATATTTTCATTGTATAAATTTCCAGTTGTTGTCCAAGCATTTACTGCTGGGTCAAATAATACTCCCTCAATTAAATGATTACGAGTATTAAAAATTACTCCATTCTCTTCTTTATAAGAGCTTTTTGCCTCGAAAGGTTGAATTACTGTTACGTTATTTAAAGCATTAATTACTATATTATTGACGTCTTTTTTATGAGGTTGACATTCAGTTAAACTACCTTTTAAATCTACACTATCTGGTTGTGTATAAGGTAAGTATAAAAAGAATGGTGCTTCTCTATCCCCTGGATTGTATACTGGAATATATGCATTATAGCCATCTGGGATTGTAAGTTGCTCTTTTTCATAATAGTTTTCAATATTCTCCACAACTGGCTCAACTATTTTAGAATATACCCCATTTTCTAAAACATAATATGTTTTATCTTCATCAATTTGCACATCGTTAGTTTTAAAATAAATGGCTGTATTCTCTGTTAAAGTAGAATCTATATGCCACTTATTATATTCTTGATAAGACAAGATTCCGCTTGATGCAGCCCATTCATTTATATTCGTATACTCCGTAATTCGATTCTTTCCTTTGAAGAAAACTTCAATTGAATCTTGTTTAGGATTATCAAATATATGGTCATATTCAAATTTTTCACCAAAATGGTTGTAAATTGTTTCATATGAACCATATTGGTCTAAAACCTTAAATTGTTCGTGCGCGAACGGATAAGTACAAATTAACTCAATTGTGCCTTCACCCTTATATATACGTTGTTTCTTACCAGAATTAATATAGGGTTCAACTTGTTCCCTTTCCCAACCAGTACCATCTGCTCCACGATTAACTCTTACGCCATCGCGTGGAAGTCCTATAAATTTAAGTGGTTCGTCAAAACATATATATTCAAGTTGAATTGGTTGAGCAAGTTTAGCTGCATAAACTTTGTAAGGTCGTTCATCAAAAATTAATGAACAAACTTGTTTTGTACTAAATAAACGTCTTATATGACGGAATTGCTCTTCTGTTACTGAATCATAGGCAATTGTAATGGTAAAAGGTTTTGTTCGATAATGACTACCAAAATAATAATTGCCATCACTACCTGGAATTGGATTATATATATCTTCAATTTCAGGTTGAAGCAACTCATCATACCTATCACCATTACTTACTCTATGAATTCCAAGCTGAGAAGAGTGAATTCCATTAAAACTGAAACCAGTAAAATCATTCATTTCTTCTCACCTCTTATGATATAGTAGCAAAACTACTAGAAATATATAGTAAAGTTAATGATAAAAAAACCGTATTAGTAGTAGATTTAAAATTGTACATTTCTAAATTTACACTTGTATATTCACCGCTACGCATACGACCTGGTACGCAAGACCAAACATTTATGCACTCAGGGTCTTTATGCTCATACTCTTTTCCACCTGATTTTGCTCCGGCCTGATTTACATTATATCCTAATACGCCAACAAATTTATATCCTGAATAAGATGGAACTAAAGCTCGTAATAAAGTATTTTTAGTAATACCATCTGTTGGATATTTTTGTACTTCTACAGCGTCATCTTTATGTGAACCATTATAATATACACCATTAGGCACAGCACTATAGCCTGGATATTGTATATTTTTAGTATATATAGTTACTATCTTAAAATATGGTACAGCCACTTTTGGGGCTGCAGGTAAAGAAAAACTATAACTTGTACCTCCCGCGCTAATACTATATTTTCCACCATGTATTAAATTAATTGAAGGGGTACCACTATATGCTTGAATTGATGTTGTATGAGTGTGTGTAGTCAGTGAATATCCATTTAATGCATTAGCAGTTATATAACCACGTCCCGTTACCCAGTCTTGTGTTGCATATCCATTAATATTTGCGGCGGTAATATAGCCTTTCTGATTAACCCAATTCTCTGTGGCGTAACCTGTTAAATTTGGTCCATAAATAATGTGTTCTCCGTCAGTAATTCCATCACCACGCAATTGAATTTTTCCAATTGGAGCATTTTCATTACCAACTAAATTTTCATAATATAATTGATTACCTTTTAAATTTTGAATTAAACTTCTAACTCCACGTACCGTTATAGCTTTGTCTTCATCGCTACCATTAGAATCAATCTCAGTACCAACTAACTTTGTAACTCCATAAGTATCTCTATCCGCTATTCCGCCATCATTCATAACCCAATAAGCTTCATTCGACGCGGCCGCGCCAACTAAGGTCTCACTTACAGTATATACAAAAGTTACAACTTCTCCCGAATCCCAACAGCCAGCAACTGCGGGCGTAGGACTATTACTATGTATACTTTTTCCGTTATCAGTAGAAATTGAAATTTCTTCATTACTATCCCCAATTGAAAGAACTAAGCTGGGATAGTCAACTTCATTTGCGTGCGCGAAGTGAACAACTAATTCATCACCAGAATTAAATAGAAGATTTTCTTCTACAACTGTTCCGTCTTGACTTAATTCCTCTTGAAGTCTACTTAATTCTTCTTGCGTCAATTGGAGTTTAACCACTTTAGCTTGTACGTCTGCAGCGGTTACTGACTTTCCATAATAAACTGTACTCGCCATCCTTTTCCCTCCTAATCTATATAAAATAAAAATCCACTTAATCTTACTATAATTAAGTGGATTTTGCAAACCGCGTGTCTATTTATTTGATTACTTAACAACTTTATTCAGATATTTTTGGAAAGCAAGAGAAGTCTTTGGTCCCCAAACACCATCTACTTCAACTTTTAAAAACTTCTGTAATGCACTTACCGTCTGTTTTCCAAGTAAACCGTCTACAGAAACTTTAATTTTCTTTTGAAGCAATTTGATAACTGGAGAGCCTTTTCCACCCCAAGTACAAACTCCGACTACATTAGGAAAATATTTCTTTAACTTCTTATCCTGACTTGTAATATGCCCGTCTTGCACGCTTCCAAGCCATTTCTGCATTGCAATTACGCAACTCTTGTCAAACTTTCCATCTTCACGAAGTAAAACTTTCTTTTTCTTTTCTGCCTTAACCTTCTTTTTTGCAATTGTATCAGAATCCCATCTATCAGTATAGCAATAGTTGCAATCAGTCTTTCCACCATTGCCTATAACTCCTTTAAGAACTTTAGTAGAAGTATATTGCCATATTTGATAATCACCCTTATATTGACATTTATTTGCATATTGTGCAACCCATACATTATAAGGGAGTTCTTTCATATTTAACTGATTATAAAGCCAACCTGTACTAGCATAAATCATTGGCTCATAACCTAACTTTTCAATTTGCTCACAAAATGCTTTTACGGCGGCAGTGCGCTTAGCGGTAGAAATCTGATTGCTGTTGGCCCTACCAGGTAATTTTTTACCTTTAGAAACCTCAATAAATACGTTTTCTGAATCAATTGCAATAGGGTAATCCAATTTGACTCCTGACTTCTTAACCAATTGTACAGCATAATCAGCCTCCGCTCTTCCCTCTTCTGCATTAATTGCTTCACTAAAGAAATAAACGCCAACATCTAAACCAGCTTCTTTTGCACCTTTAATATGTGACATAAACTTATTATCTTCTACGAGGTTACCTTTAAGCGCGCCTCTATAACCGCATCTTACAATTACAAATTTAATTCCTTGCTTTTTAATTTCATTCCAATCTACCTTTGTTTGAAAAGTAGAAACATCAATTCCTTTAATCTTAACTGCCATAAGTTAAGTCCTCCTAAACATTGATATGAACTGCATTCCCCATATTTGCTGTGCCGTAGTAGCTATATGCAGCGCCGCACTCATACGCATAATCGCGTACTTTTCTGCGGCCGGCCGCTGTGTCCGTGATACCAGCAATATAAATGTCTGCGGCTCCACCTGTCCGATGAACAGAATTTTTAATTGACCCTTTCAAAGAATCATTATATTTTTGGCAACGTATTCCAGAAGTTATAATTACTGGTTTTCCAAACTTATATCTCATAGCTTCAAGAATATCAAGCAATTCTTTGCTTACTTCCTTACCATTATACCCGTTACACCACCGGCCGCCGCATCCACATTTAAATTCAGCTTTCTTAAAATGTTCAGAAACATATCCATCTTTTGCAGAAACACCAACAAATAACTTTTTATAAGTAGCTTTATTAATTGCTCCTGTAATTTTTAAATTCTTTTTTTTCTGAAATCTTTTTATAGCCTTAATTGTATCTGGACCTGCAATACCATCAACTCTTACATCCGCGCCATTTACATTCAATCTATTTTGAACTGCGCGCATGTTACTGAGGGCTTTTAAATTAGTCTTAATTCCCCACTTACCATCTTGCTTTAAGCTTTGACTCTTCTGGTAAGCTTTAATTGTAGTAAAACCAAAATAAGTCTTTAAAAAAGTAGCTTGCTGTGCTTTACTCAGCATCAGTCTCACCTTCTTCCAACTCTAATTCCTCAACTGTAGCAACTACTCCAGCCTCATCTATCATTTCTTGAGTTGCGGAAATGGGAAGACGACCACCCTCAATTAATTGTTTAAATAACTGATGAAGTCCTACGGAACCTAATCCGCTAACCATTCCGGCCGCAATAGATTGAATAGTAATCTCGTTATTAACTACTACACCTAAAACGGCACCAAGAATAAGTAAGATGAGAGGAATAAACTTGTCATCTGTAGGGAAAAACTTTTTATATACATAACCTACACAAAGACAAACCACTACAATAACTGGAATATACATTTCAATTATGAAAGATAAATCCATTGTACTTTCCTCCTTTATAAATTAAGCACTCACCTATATTACAAGATGAGTGCTTTAAAACTATAGGTGTTTATATAATTTCTTGTAATCCTAAAAAATCATGATTCTGTAAATGTTTATCATATTCTTCTTGGATGTTTGCGATTGCTCGCCGTGCTTTATTGTTTTTATACTCCGGATGCTCATGACAAAACTGTTCGTAGCGGTCTATGTCTTCGAGAATCTCATCATAGTGCTCTTTCGTGTGTTTTTTTCTAAACAATAACTCATCATTAAAACGCAGAATCCTCTGACGGGCATTTCTTGCTCTTTCTTCCTCTTCTAATCTTAAGTGGTCTTCAAAATCAGAAGTCAAGTTGTCAACTTTTTCAATCACTTCTCCATTGAGAGCTCGTCCCATCACGCGCGCTAATATTGTCCATAAGTTGATTTCTATTTTCGGAATTCGGATTAAACCCGCGAGGATTATGGCTAAACCAACTCCACCTGTCTGAATAAGTGGCATAAAATCTTGTAAGCTCATAGTTCCTCCTATCTCTCAAAAAAGGTTGTCTTCTACCTCATTTTATAAGTAAAGAAAAGAACTAATGAGTATAGTTTTAAGGCGCCCATCTATATGATGCGCGCCTTTAAAAAATTACATTTTACTTAAAATTTCTGAAATAGATTTTCTCATCTGCTCATCGGTAGAATTTTCCATCATCTTTCTTAACTCTTTTTTGACTTCCTCTTTATCATCACCATGTCCACTATATCCAGTATCTGTATACATAGGATACATACGAGGATAACGATAAGAATTTCCAGAATCGTAACCATAGTTTCCACGGCCTCCTTGACCATTATCCATGCCGCGGCCGCCCATTGCGTAGGAATTACCATAGGTTCCATACATTGGCCATGGTTCAGAATCTGCGCCATACATTCCATCTACATAATATCTACCTCTTGAACGTTGGCTATAACCCATTTCACCCATAGGCTCCATTTCCATTTCAGTTTCAAGTTTATCAATTTTCATTAAATTTTTAAGAGAACTTGTAAGGCTCTTTAAAACGTCTAATGTTGCTGGAGTATCAATCTCCTTTTTCTTCGCAACCTCAGCCAATTCTTTACATAACATAGTTTGAAGGTCGCGTGATACATATCTATCCATACTCAACCTCCTTATGCTGTTCTTTCAACAATTATATTAGCATTTTGCACGAGAATATCTTGGTCGCTTGTATTTTCCACTGCGATTGTATAGCAACATCCTCTAGGAACAGTTATATACAATGCTTCAGCGATATTCCAATATTCATCTACTGCGGCGGGTGTAACAATTGCTGAACTAGTAGGAATTGGCTCTCCATCAATTGCTAATGCAACTGAAATTGGACCAGCTGTTCCACCAGTAGGAATTGCTATATTTCCACCGAAGAAAATTTTATAACGTGCAAAACACCCACAGGGATTATTAACAATACCACGTAAAGTCAGAATACCAGACCCTTCTCTATGAAGGACGTAACCTCTATTGCAAGGTACTGCGGTTTCTGTGAACAAGATATTTGAGCCAGACGTAACTGTCTGAACTGCATTACTTGTATATTCCGCCATTGCTAACACCCCCTAATTAGAAGCTACCGCAGCCACAGCCACAGTAGTTCTGTGAACAACAATTAGGGTTTTGTACTACATATGCAGGAATTGGCGCGGGATTCAGATACTGCTCAAGTGCAGAGGTCTGAGCCGCATTATCTGCAAGGATTCTTGCGGTCTGTGCAGTCTGTGAAGCCTGCATATTGGCAAGATTAATTTGTGTTTGCAGATTTGCATTTTGTGTTTTAAGAGCATCAATCTCTTGCTGACAAAGTTTGTCAATAATTGTTTGAATACCAGCGTTCTGGTTTGCGATAATGTCGCGGACTCCATCACTAACTGCGGCGCGGTCAGCACAAGCTTCTCTTGCAATGTCTGCACCAAGGTTAGCAAGACCGAGTCTATTTTCACAGCAACAATTTGCAAACTGAGAAGCCAGTCCATTCATTGATGCAAGTGTTGCGGCCTGGTTGTTATTAAGGGTTTGAAGTATATTTGCCTGAGAATTACATCTTGATACTTCTGCATTAGCAAATCCGGTTGAGATTGCAGAATTAATTCCATTTAAGGAACTCATAACTGCACTCTGGTCAAATCCCCTCTGTACGTCGGAAACCATATAAGGTGCGCCATAGCCATATCCGCATCCGCCATCATTTCCGCCGTTGCCACCGAATCCATTACGATTCCAACCACCTGCGAAAGCGAATAAGAATAAGATAATGAGCCACCATGCTCCATCATTACCACCAAAACCATCTCTTCCGTTAGTTACTGCTGCAATGTCAGATAAACTAACTCCACCATCTGTTAAAGACATAAATTTTTTCCTCCTATAAGTTAAACTTGTGATAAGTTGTACTTATAGAGAGAAATTGGAATTTTATTTCTAATTAAAAAACGCGCGCAATTGGTCTGCAGTATTTGCTAGCTCTTTAAACTGCTCCTGACTCATTTGCCCGCTACGTAAAAGTGATTGAACTTGTTGTTTAGGGTCGCCGCCTTTATACATTGACTTAAACTCATTAAATTGAGTAAGTAAATTTGTAAGGTCGTTCCCTTGATTTATGCGTTTTGGGCCCAAAATATTAAATAGTGAATTGTTGTTCATTCTTCTTTCCTCCCTTAGGAGAGGTCAGAAGTTTTTCCAACTTAGTTAACCGTTCTTCAAACTCTTCCTTGGTAACAAAAAGGGATGCATCCCGTCCAATCTTTGATGTTGACTCTTGCGACTCCGCGGTCACTTCTTTAAACTCAAAAATTCTCAAAGGACGTGGCATGCCGCTAAGTTCAGTGGTCTTGATGTAAAAGACATCCCTCTCCGAGTCCATTAACACAGCACTAGTTCCTGGGTTAATTGCACAAGCTCGCGCACCTGCTTCACCCTGAACCCACTTAATGCCGTTGTCTGGAGATGTTTGAGTCGGCGCCATATAAGTATTTTGGGCTTGACTTAAAGGCGTATATGTATACGCCGGATAATATGTATTATTTACTGCCATTTTTCTGCCTCTCAAAATAATAAATTGGGATTTCTCTGCCCGAATCCCACGAGTCGTAGTAGTCACCATCTACTACTGCTATAACGTGTTCGCCAGTTCCGAGGATATATGTACCAATTGGATTGTCAATACAGAAATCTTTAACTGTATAGCAATCTGGACAAGTATCTGGTATGGTTCGGCGCACGAAACCTTGTGAGCGTAAGAACTCACCCCATACTCTATTCGCGGATGGCATGTCGTACATTTGGTATCCTTGAATTAAAAGACAAAGATACGTTTCTTTCCAATCTCTCTCTATAATTTTAGAAATTGCGCGAATTGTGCAATCTCCTACAGATAGACCCAAAGGATTGGGATTATAGTATTTATAGCCCATATACTACTCTCCTTTGACTTTGTGTCTGAATATAAGTAGAAAATAAAAAAGACACCTATAGAAAATAGGTGTCAGAATTTGAAATTTTTAAATTTTAATTATTTCCATCTTGCTTTATGAACCAAATAGATGAATACACACAGTACATGATTGACTTCCTGAAGCACTTCCAAGTCCAAATAATTGGAATTTTGCTTTGGTCTTACTCCCTACGCCTCCACTTACAGAGAAACCGCTTCCAATCTTCCATTCAGCTTCTATCGTATAATTAGTTCCACCCATTGTGAATGGCGTTGGAATATCCGTCCAAGAATATCCTGCAAAATTTCCTACAGTCGTATAACTTGTAAGTGTTGTTGTTCTAATTGACCACGCTTCTATGCTACCATTATGATATTTTTTATAGTTCCATCCATTTGACGTTCCTTGTTCAGTTACATAATCTCCTAACGCAGAACCCAGCACATAATTGGAAAGAGTGTTTTCTTCAACTAATTTAATAACCTGTGCTACACCCTTGTTCGCTACGCGGACAATAAACTGACCATTGTTGTTGTTCATTCCAAGCAAGAACAGATTTCCATAGTCGGTATTGTCCCCACTTGCCTGTCCGTTGGCTCCACCGCTTCTATGAGGTGAGTAAATAAAGTTATACCATCCAGTAGCAATCGTATATCCACTCGCTGAATACGCTGTGCCGATATTAACAGAGCCCATGCATCCACTTGAAAGCCTAATCTCTTCAACAAGATTGGGTACTGTCGTTTGAGATGAGCCATAGCTTCCCATAGCAATGGATTCCTTAAATGATGTTTTTAACTGTCCTGTCATTGTACCACCAGTCGTTGCAATCGCACCTACATGTGCCGCAGTTGTAGGAATATTAAAACTAACTGCACCTGTTTTATTTGAAATGGTTGTATGGGCGCCTGCAGAGGTTGTAATTTTAGTAACCCCTGCATTAGTTATATACCCTGAGTCATTCGTCAAATGTGATGTTTTTGTTGGAATTGCAATTGAAGTCGCGCCCGTCTTATTTGAAATTGTCGTATGCGCTCCCGCGGTTGTTGTAAGCGAAGTAACCGCAGAGGTTAACGTACCTGTGTTAGTTGTATAACCACTTACATTATCTTGTAATTTATAGGTGTTCCCACCAAATTCAATTTTATCAATTGTATATTCAGCCATTGACATTGTCTCCTATAAAATTTTCTACCCTATAAATAGTATATAATAAATTTATAGGTTTGTCAAATTTTTAATCTATAAGTAATCCATATACGAATGCGCGGCCGGACTTGAACGTCGTGACACTATCGGCGCCAACGTCCGTTCACTAGCAGCACGGCCGCGAAACTTATACGTTAATTTATTTATTTTAAATTGTATGTGTATGTCCATTGTCTGTAATTGTAACTGTTGCAGAAGTTACACTTACGTTAGGTACGCTTGTTGCACTCGCTGCAGCCTTAGGCACAGTAACATCTGTAAATGACCATGATGGTGCAGTTCCATTACCACCGCTCTTTACATGAGATGCAGTTTTTGCACTATATGTAAGTGAAGGTGCAGTATGAGAATGTGAGAAACTAATTTTAAGTTTTTTCGTATCTGTTGTATCCATTGTAAAAGTAAGCGATGCGCTTCCACTACCCGCGCTCCAAGCCGTAATATTATCACAAGCAACGTCTTCAAAAACCCAATTTGAAGCACTTCCATTTGAACCACTTGCTTTTGAAGCAGTTGTAGAGCCTGAAACACCAGTTACTGAAGTTGCGGTTCCAAGAGTTGTCTTAGTTGCAGTTGTAGTTGCAGTTATTCCAGTTGTAGCACTACCAGTGTTTCCATGTGTTACATAATTACTTAAGTCAATCGCAGTACCAAGCTCTTGCCAAGCATTTCCATCATATGCCCATTCACTTCCGTCTGCAGTTACGTGCCATACGTCGCCAATTGATTTAGATGTAACGGCGGCGACGTCTGCAACGGTTGCTTTGGTACCTTTATAATGGAGGACACCGGAAACAAGACCGTTGACTTCCGTTTTTGTATAGGCATCAGTTATTCCATAACCAGAAAGAGTTGTGGGTTTAGAACCGATTTCAGAAAAAGTATACGATGGTTTGGACGAAGCTTGCGACCAAGAAGGTAACTTTCCACTTATATATGACCAAAGTGTCGATGCTGGAACTTTACCATAAGAATCCGCGCCACCCGTATCTTGACGTATAAAATAAGTTGTGTCGGTTGGAACTGCTGACCAAACAGGTAAACCAGTTAATAAATTGTTTATTGCATTTGTCGCAGAAGTCGCACCAGTACCACCATGAGTAATTGCAAGAGTTCCAACAGTTGTATTAACATTTATCGTACCATTTACTTGAGCAGGAAAAGTTACATTCAAATCTCCATCCCAACTATATAAATGATTAGTTCTTAACATGGACCCCGAGGCACCTGTTGAAGAATATACGTCTTTTCCATAAAAACGTATATCATAAATATTAGCTGATGGATAATTACTTAGTATAGCCGTTTGTCTAAAGGTCAGTCGATATGCATATCTATTACTTGTCTGATTGGAGCCTCCACCAAAAGCACCTGCAGAAAAATATTGTATATTATGACCACTCCAACCAATTAATCGAACATTTTCAAATATTTTCGTAAAAGTAGTTTTCGCACCTATAGTCGATGCTTCTAAATCATAATATACTGTATTACCATTAGTGCTTATCCACATATAAACGCAATCTAATGAAGTATATCTATTAAATGGTTCTATAGTAATTCTTAATTGATTATTTGTTGAATTAGCTTCTGCAGTAGCACCTTTTCCTAAATATGTATTACATCCAGTTCTTGTCTCTGCAAATAAATTTTTCTTATGGTTATCACTTGCTCCATAATCAACCCAAGTTACACCATTATCTACACTATACTCTATAGTTATAGCCTCTGCTGGTAAGCCAAAGGTTTTATTAGAAGCATATGCACCGACTTTTGCACCAGTTAACATATCAATATTTCCAGCCATTCCAAAATAGCCTTCATTAGCTTTCCAAGTAACCATATCACCTGGAAAATGTGTATGATTAGTAGTCGCAGCTCCTATATTCGCCGCGGTTAAATTAACTTGTCCAGTTCTATATGTAGATTCAGAATTACCTTTAACTCCAGTAACACCCGCATTTGTAATAAAACCACTATCATTCGTTAAATGACTTGTCTTCGTCGGCACATTAAACACGGCGGCGCCACTCGTTACATTAATTGCTGTATGGGCACCCGCCGTAGTTTTTATACTTGTAATTGTGCCTGTATTTTTCGTGTATCCACTTGTATTGTCAACTAAATTATAAGTCGTTCCATTCGGTAATTTAATAGCACTTATATTTGCCATTTAAATCACCTCCTTATTGGTTACCTTTTGTCACACTAACATCCGTATTACTCTTAAGTACAGTAACCTTATCATTAGTACCCACAGTAATCTTCTGAGCTGCCGCAGTACCTGTACCAATGCTAGTAACTGCAGTAACTTTATCATTAGTACCAACTGTAATTGTTTGATCGCTAGCACTTGCACTTGAAATTCCAGTTGCAACATTTACAACTCCAGTTCCTGCAGTCGCACCAGTTGCAAGAGTAATCGTAGGCTGCGCAGTAACCTTAACTCCCGTAAGTGCATCTGCTGTTGTTGGCGTGCCTAATCCAGTTAATGCACTACCTGAAGTTCCAACTGTAACTCCTGTAACAACCGCATCACCTGTACCATTCTCATCTGTAGCTCCGGTTGCAACAGTAACAGCAGTGCCTACTTTAGCGACCGTCTTATCACTTACAGTAACTGCAGTAACAATATCACTTCCAGTTCCAGTTGAAGCAACTGCACCAGTAGCTGCAGTAATTGCAGTACCAAGAGTAACCTTTGAAGCACTTAAATTTGTTCCTAGGGTTGTATTAGTAGCAGTAACATCATCACCATTACCGCCGCCAATTATTAAAGTTTCTGCAGCCGCGCCACTACCCATTGTAAAAGTCCAATTAGACTTATTTGCAGTAACTGCAGTATTACCAGTTACATTTGGTATAGATACGTTTGAATTTCCTGTAACATTTGGTACGGTTGTAGTAACTAATTTACTAGCTGTCTTTGTAACCTTAGAAACAGTTTCTGTTCCATTTGTCGGCACAATACTTGTAGTAACTAAATTCTTTCCTGTTTCAGCTGTAACTGATTTTACAAAGGTATCACTTGTAGTATTTGGATATCCAGTTACCGCCGCAGCAGTTCCATTTGCTCCTACTGCAGTTCCACTTGCAGTAGCTTTCACATTAGTTGTACTAGGAGTAACACTAATCGTTGGTTTGTTAACCGAAAAAGTTGTAGCCTCTCCAAGTGCTACGTCAGTAGTGCCACCACTAAAACTAACCGCAGAACTTCCATTTGTAAAAGTTGTTGATTCGCCAAGCACTACATCAGTCTGTTTTGTAAGACTCACTCCAGTAACAACGTCACTTAAATTAAGTCGTGTATCACCAATTTTTTCCCAAGACTTAGTAGCACTACCGATAACTACATATTCATCATATATATCAAGTGCTTCTGAGCTTGGAGTAGAGGAAGACTTAACTAAATAAAAAGCACCACTCTGTGCATCTGCTGCCTCTAAAGTACCAGTTACACTACCAGCTTTTGCTCCTTTAGGAATATTCGCGGCTGTGGGTGTTCCTGTTCCATCCCAAGCTACAATAAAAGATACGCCGCCACTAATCATTTGACGTGCGGTAGCGTCTTTAATATCATACGTATTACCAGAAGGCAACGTAATTTTACTTATTTCTGCCATTATTCTTTCTCCTTAATTCCTATTTAGAACTAACGTCTCATCTTCCAACTCGCCAGATAATTGCTCATCTGCGTCATCAACGTTAATCTTATTATTCCAAAATAATTTATCAGCTAAAGTTACATGAATATCATAATTATTTATATGTTCCATTAATATATCACGTGTTTTTTCATTAACAAAAGCAAGGTCTTGTACGTAGGCATTTCCCGTTCCAATTTTTATATTTGGTATCTGTATAGTTTTTACAACTATTTCCCCATATTCTTCGACTTCATAAGTCTTAGTTTCATAATCGGTATATACAATAACCTCTCCAGCCATTGGAATAAAACCTTTCGCATTATTCCAATTTTCTGTCGTATCTCGCTTTAATTGAATTCTTGTATTTACTGTAGCACTCATCACATACCTCCTATATTTGTGGTACTAGTGCCACAATCTAAAATTAAATCATCTAATCCAATTATTCTATCTTCAATTACAATACCATTACCAGCAGTATACATTCCATGTTCAATTAATTCCATTATCTCTTCATATTCACTTTGAAGCAGATATGCAATTTCAGACCATGGATGTATTCCATCTCCAATTTTTAACTTGTTAACGTCCGTTGAATAAGCGGGCTCTCCAAGTCTTAAAATTGGATTTTTTTCAATCCATTCGAATTCCTTGGCACGACGTAATTGAATTATAGCTTTTACATGCCTTGTTTTAGTAGCCATATCCGTCTACGCCTCCACCATCATAAATAACAATCTCGTCATAGTATACATCTTCTGGTTGTGTATTATTTACGTTAATTTTATTATCTAAAACGGTAGAAGTTTTATGAAGTTTTACGTTAAACTTTTTGCTACTATTTAAAACTGTCTTAAAAACCTTCTCCATTTTAACTCCTTATATAACTCCTTCTTTTAACACTCCATATATACGCTCATGAATAACTTCTGAAGCATAAGCCTCTCCATCATTATCTAAAACTCTTATTTGAATTGCAGTTATATTTTTTTCTGCAGCGGGGTAGAATTTAAAAGAAAGAGTATCTTCTTGAGTTAAATGAATTGTTGCTTGGCAACCTTTCACTTCTTCTTCCTCAGGATTTAAATTGTTACTTCCAAGTTCATCTCCAATATTAGTATCAGTGATAAAACTATTAGATAAATCTATTTCCTTAAAAGTAACATCACTTAAACTCTTTTCTAAAACAACCTCACCATTTTGCCAATAGGTAACATATAACTCTGCTATCTCATCCATAGATAAAGGTAAAGTAAAGCTATGATATGGAGTTGTTCCTCTATATAACATTTGACTACCTCCGACTATTTTTTCATTCGCTTCGCTCTTAAGTAGACTTTATCCAAAGAAACTCCACTTTTATGAGGAGGAGATTCGCATGAGTAAAGGTGAAGAAAAAATTGTAACTTTATTAAAGAAAAGTAAATATAAATTTGAAAGAGAAAAGCGATTCGTAGATTTGCGCGCCGGCCGTTTACGTTATGACTTCTGCATCTATACGTCGAATAGACTGATACTTTTAGAATTTCAAGGAGAGCAACACTATGAGTTTGTAAGTAAATTCTATAAGTCAAGACGAGACTTTCTGTCCGCGCGCGAACGAGATAGGCAAAAAATCTCTTATGCCCTCGCGCATCGTATTCCAATCTATATAATACCTTATTGGGAGCTTGAAAATCTAAGCTCCGCCGCGGACCTATTCAATCCACACTTCCGCGCACTTACACGTTGGAAGAACGACGTCGATTACCAAAATTTCAAAAGGAAAATTTGACAAATCCGTGAAAATTTGTGTATAATAAGGGTGGAACAAAACAAAAAACAAAACAAAAAACTTATAAATATATATATTATATATATAATAGAAGAGATTCTCTTAAGCGGGAGTCTCTTTAGTTAGTTTAGGCGCAATTTCAATTTTGAGACTTACTTATAAAATTTGTCTTTCCATAAAATTTCTGATATAATATAATTAGAATTAAAATAGGAGGATTAGATTATGGTATTGTATGGAATAATCTTCCTATTCCTTTTAATTATTATTTATTTATTTATATCTCAAAAGAAAATAAAAGAAGAAAATTTAGATTTAAAAGAAAAGAAATTAGAAGAAATTAAAACCTATTTTAGAAAGGAGTGGGAAGAAGAAGAGAAAGAGTTAAAACACAGGAAAAAATTAGAAGAAATCAAAATTCTAAAAGAACTTACTGATGTTACTAATGACTATTGTCGAGAAAAAGATAAGTTAGATAAGGAAATTAAAATTCTATCAACTCAGCTTGAAGAAAAAGAAAAAAGATATAATGAAGTCAATCAAGATTTAGACTTATATCGCAAAGGTAGAATTGAAGCAATTGATTTAGGAATTTTAGAGTTAAGCCGCAAGAAAGAAATTTTACTTGACCAAGAATTTAAAGAGAAAAGAGAAAATAAGTTAAAAGAATTTGATGAAGTTGTTACTTTTTTAAAAACCCAAGAAGAGCAATTAAATAATGAAGTAAATCAAATTAAATGGGTTTTAGAAGACTATCGTTTACGGCGCGCGGCCATAAACGAAGAGATTCTACGTCAAAAGCAACTCGAAGAACAACAAGACTTCTATCGAATTCAACTTGACCCAAATGAAATCGGTGATATAGAAATCTTACGAGATACAGCCCGGCGCCTTCAACGTCCAGAGATTATCAATAAAATTATTTGGTCAGGCTACTATCAAAAGCCACTCGCAGAATTGCGTAAGCGTTTACTTCCAAATGGAGATATAAGTGGAGTCTATAAAATAACTCGACTTAAAACAAATGAAATCTATATAGGACAATCTACTTCATTAGACAAACGCTGGCAAGAACACACAAAATCAGCTTTAGGAGTTGGAACTTTAGCTTCATCCCAACTTCATCGAGTAATGGCATTAGATGGCCCAGAGAATTTTACCTTTGAAGTTCTCGAAGAAGTTCCCAAAGATAAACTTCGTGAACGGGAATCTTATTATATTGACTTTTATGATAGTAAAAATTACGGCTTAAATACAATAAGCGGTGATAAAAAATAAATTACGCGAAAGCAAAAGGAGGAGGAACCTTTTATGAATCAAATTCAAAAACAAATTATTGAAACAACAGACTCAAAAGTGTATGTAGATAGCGCGGCCGCATCAGGTAAGACTCATGTACTAACTGAACGCATACGTTATCTCTTAAACTCAGGTGTTGCACCAGAAGAAATTGTAGCAATTACTTTTACTAACAATGCAGCCTCAGTTATGTACGAGCGCCTTGGTAAACCACAAGGACTCTTTATTGGCACAGTCCATTCATATTGTAATTTCTTATTAATGGCTTCTGGTATTGATACAAGTGAGCTTCTATTAAATGAGAGATTTGACGATTTGTTTCCACTTATAAAAGCAAATCCACAATGTATACGTCATATCTCATATTTGCTTGTAGATGAAGCAATGGATTCAACAGAACAACAATTTGAATTTTTTGAACTACTTAAACCTGACAATTATATGTATTTCTTTGATTTACGTCAAGCAATTTATGGTTGGAACGGAGCAGATCCGCAGTATCTAATTGATAAGATGGAAACTGAGGATATAACTGTCTACCATATGAAACAGAACTATCGCAACTATAGAGAAATCTTACAGTATGCGAAGAGGTTTTTGTTTAGACTTGGCCCAGCCTATGCAGATGATTCAATTTCTGCTCGCGGCGGGTCGTTTGGTTGTGTTCTCGAAGGAGATTACACACCCGCGCAAGCAGTTGAAGTTTTCTTAAGAACACACAAACAGTTAGGTTGTGATTGGAAAGATTGGTTTATACTTTGTAGAACGAATGCAGATGTTGAATTATTCAGTATCTTACTCGATAAACAAAACGTACCTAACGATACTTTTAAACAAGCTGAATTTACTAATGCAGAAATTGAGCAGAAGATGAAAGAAAATACAGTTAAGATTTTAACTGTTCATAGTGCAAAAGGACTTGAAGCACCAAACGTTCTCGTATACAATGTAAGAGCATATAAGGATGAAGAAGCACGTATATGTTATGTTGCTGCAACGCGGGCGCGCGACCATTTAATTTGGGCGAAAATGCCAAGTAAGAAAAAGAAAACGAAAATTGTAAATTGGGAATAAAAAGGCTGACGTTTGATACGTCAGCTTTTAAATTGAAATTTTATTAAGCTCATGGAAGTTAGTATATGGGAAATTTTCAAAAAGTCCACTCATAATATTCCTCTTTTAGTATTTAATTAGTTCCAAACGTGGCCGTTCCGTTGCCAGTAATCATCAAGCCACCATTCTGAAAAGCAACGCCGCCGGTTGTTTCTATATTTAATCCCATACTGCCCCAGAAAGCTCCGCCGCTATACATGGGTACTTTATAGGTGGCCTGCTCACCAACTGCAATATCTATTGCGTTGTACAGCATTTTTGGAGAATCTTCTCCCAACTCGCCGGCTTCAACACACACGAACGCGTTCAGCGAAAGGTTGTCGCTTGTATTGTTAATAAGTGTTACTTCTGCGATACTGAAATCACCACCTCCACCGTCTCCGCCACCAGCTGCATATTCTTCCAACATATGTCCCAAAATCCTTGGGTTTGTATTAGTCGGTGTATCTAATACATAATCAATTATTCCTTGCTTATCCATTTAAATTCCTCCAATTGTTTTCTTCAAAATAAAAAGACCATTCCTATATAAATGGTCTTTAACTAGTCTTATTCAATGTTACCATTGACTTATTTTAATTGATTTAATAATCTCGTCGCATCAAATGCACTCATTTCTGCCTTTCCATACTTACACGTTAAACATTTCTGACTTGCATAATCTGGGCATTTCTTATGGAAAGGAACTATACTATACTTCAAATTATAGCATTTATATAAAACTGAAATCCCATTCTTACTCATTGTAATCATTGCATTATAAAGTACCTGGATTTTCAGGTGTAACCCCTTCGGCTATTTCTTCGGGTAGCTCTTGTTCAATTGAATTTAAGACTGTTTCAAGAACAGCGGGATTAAGTGAATTTTTATTTTTTAAAATAAATTCAATTGTCTCGTTCATTTTCATTGGTAGGTACCTCCTATAACTTATTTGTACTCGTACTATTTATAAGTCGCGGCCGCGTGAATTAACTCTTTAAATTTGACTTTTCTTTTAAAATCTGATATAATATAAATAGAATGAAAGGAGTATAAAATGTTTAAAGTTAAAAGAAAAGATACGGGTGAGATTTTTCAAGTTTTAGATACCCATGTTGAAGACTACTTTAATATAACTTACTTTCTAATTTGGGAGAATAATGGGTGGAGATGGAGACTTGCAAAGAATTTTGTACCACCTGGAGTTGAAGTAGATGGAAAAGATTGCAAATAAATGTATTCAATGTATTCATTATAATGAACAAGAAAAACGTCTTAAAAATAAATTTTATTGTGCGTTAACTTGTGAAGAATATTTACAGTTTCAAAAAAATAATATAGAAACTGTTTTGAAAGAAATTGATAAAATTAAAACTAATTAATTGGAGAGATAAATGAGTTATACAGCAAATGATATAGAAACTTTAAGCTTCCGCGATGCAGTGCGCGAGCGTGTAGCCATGTATATGGGTAGCGCAGATAATCAAGGAGTTTTACAATGCGTAAGAGAGATTATCACTAATTCAATTGATGAAATGACAATGGGATATGGTGATACAATTAACATAGAATTAGAGGCTGATAATACTATTAGTATTATGGATAATGCACGTGGAGTTCCTTTTGGTATTCGTGAAGATGGTACCGAAGCCATGGAAGCTATATATACGATGCCACATACGGGTGGTAAATTTAATGAAAAGGTTTATCAAAATGTTGCAGGTATGAATGGCATTGGAAGCAAAGGCGTAGCTTTATCTTCTTCTGTTTTTTGTGCTACCTCAATGAGAGATGGTAAAGTTGCAACTTTAACTTTAAAAGATGGCATTAAAGAAAATTTTTGGGTTACAGAAGGTAAACCAGAAGATCATGGAACAATTGTTATCTTTAGACCTTCTCCTGAAGTTTATAATTTAGAACCAATAGAAATTAAATTTGAAGATATAAAAGAAATGTGTCGAAATTGGTCTTATCTAACAAAAGGAGTCACTTTTAATTTACATAATGATATGACTGAAGAAAATGTGACTTATAAGTCAGATAATGGAATTTTAGATTTTTTAAAAGACTCAATCAAGAAGCCAATTCACAAAACTCCACTTTATATCTCTATTAAAGAAAATGGAATCGAATGTGAAGTTGCTATGCAGTGGGCGGCTGACCGAAAAGAACATTGGTATGTATTTACTAATGGACTTGCAAATTCAGAAGGCGGCACTTCATTAACAGGAGTTAAAACCGCACTTACGAATTTCTTTAAAAAGAAATTCAAAGGCGAATTTAATTCTGACGTTGCTCGTTCAGGCTTATTCTATGTAGTAAATTGTAAAGTACCAAATCCTTCTTTCGCAAATCAGACAAAAACAAAAGTTAACAATCCTGAGTTGCGCGGGCTTGCTCAGCGCGCGACGGGACAGATGCTTGATGAGTTCAGTCGTAGATATGCAAATGAGTTTGACTCTATAATTGAATTACTTACAAAAGAATTAAAAGCAGAGCGTGCCGCAGAAAAAGCACGTAAACAAGTTCTTGAAGCTTCAAAAGAGGTTGAGAAAAATCAGAAACGTAAAGTTTTCGCAAGCGATAAACTTAAAGATGCAGAATTTCTTGGACAGAACTCAACCCTTCTAATCGTCGAAGGAAATAGTGCTATGGGCGGAATGGCGCAAGCACGAGACTATACAAAATACGGACTTCTCGCAATTCGTGGAAAGATTATTAATTGCCTATCTAATCCCGAAGAGAAAATCTTTCAGAATGAGGAAATTAAGTTGCTTTTAAGCGCAATGAATATAATTCCAGGCAAATATAATAGTTCCAAATTGCGTTATGGTCGAATTGCAATCTGTTCCGATGCAGATAGTGACGGCGCGCACATTGGACTTCTTATAATGGCGGCACTTCAATATCTTGCGCCGGAGTTCATACGTGAAGGACGTTTATGTTGGCTTCGTTCACCACTTTACATTGTAAATAATAAAGGAAAAGAGAGTTATTATTTTACTGACGATGAGTTTAATAAAGTAAGAAATAAAATCAAAGGCGAAGTCACCCGTGCGAAAGGACTTGGTGAATTACCTGCAGAAACCGCGCATGCATCTATGTTTACTCCAGAGTATCAGAGAATGGATGTGATGGAATATGATGCAGATGCGATTGAGCTACTTTATGGACTTATGGGTAGTGACGTAGAGCCAAGAAAGAATTTTATTATGAAGAAAGTTGATTTCTCGAAAGTAAGAGAATAAATTTGACTTTTAGCTAAAATTCATATATACTATATATAGAAAATAAAAAGTGAGGAAATAAAGTGAAAATTAATATAAAAACATCTGATTATCAACGATATAATTTAGGTTTTAATGAATTTAATTTTATTAAAAATATAATACCACGTATTAGTCATTGGTTATTAGATGAATATAATAAAACAATTTTTTATAATGAAAAAGAAATGTTAATTTTACACAACAAATTAATTAAAATTGCTGAAATTATAGATGAGGAAATAAATGAGTAATCTAAAACCAATAATTGAAGATTCAATGATTCAATACAGTGGCGCGGTCCTTCAAAACCGTGCTCTTATTGATGTGCGCGATGGGTTAAAACCATCTGCACGCCAAATCTTCTACTCTATGCTCACACGTAAACTCACTCATGATAAACCATATAAGAAAACTGCTAATGCTGTGGGTATGGCAATGGCAGACTTCTATATCCATGGCGACAGTTCATGTGAAGGCGTTATAATGCGCGCGGGTCAACCTTTTGCGATGAGGTATCCTCTTGTAGATGTAAAAGGTAATGCTGGTTCATTAATTGAGTCTGGCAACTGGGCCGCGATGCGTTATACAGAGAGTAGATTATCAAAAATTTCAAATATCCTTTTTACTGATATAAATAAAGATACAATTGAAGAATGGAGAGATAATTACGATAATACAAAGCAATATCCTTCTGTACTTCCAAGCAAGGGTTTCTACAATGTTTGCAATGGTAGTCAAGGAATTGGTATTGGTATGGCTTCTTCAATTCCACAGTATAACTTAAAAGAAATGAATCAAGCACTTGAATATTTACTTTTAAATCCTAATTGTGATTTTGAAGACATATACATTGCTCCAGATTTTGCAACGGGCGCGATTCTACTTAATGAAGATGAAGTAAAAGAATCAATGCGCGCAGGCACAGGTTTTGCTTGTAAGTTAAGAAGTGTCGTAGATTACGATAAAAAAGAAAACTGTTTTGTCGTAACTGAAATACCTTATTCAGTTTATACTAATACAATTTGTGGTGAATTAGAAGAAATAATTAATGGTGAAGAAAATCCGGGAATTGAGCGTTTTAATGACTTAACTGGTAAAACTGCATTAATTAAAATCTATCTTGCAAAACGAGCCAATCCAGATAAGGTATTAAAATATCTCTATAAAAATACCTCTCTTCAATACTACTATTCAATTAACTTTACAATGCTTGATATGGGTAGATTTCCTCGTGTATTTACTTGGAAAGAAATGTTACAAGCCCACATTGACCATGAGAAAGAAGTATATCGTAGAGGATTTGAATTTGATTTAAAGAAAATAACTGACCGACTTCATATAATTGAAGGATTATTAATTTGCCTTGCTAATATAGATGAAGTAGTCCATACAATTAAAACGTCCAAGTCAGCTGTTACTGCCGCGGCCGCGTTAAAAGAACGGTTTTTATTAGATGATGCGCAGACAAAAGCCATACTTGATATGAAGTTAAGTAGACTCGCGCATCTTGAAGTTGAAAAACTCAACAACGAAAAAACCGATTTAGAACATGAAGCCGCGCGCATAAATCAAATTTTAAACAATACCGACTTATTCAACCAAGAACTTATAAATGGTTGGCATGAAGTTGCGCAGAAGTTCGGAGACGACCGCCGCACTCGCGTCTTAAATATTGCAAAAGAAAATGAAGAGCCGCGCGAAACTCAAGAACTTCTAATCAACTTATCAAATCAAAATAATATTTATATCACAACTGTCTCCACACTTTACTCTCAAAAGCGTGGTGGCGTCGGTAACAAATTCAAAATGAGCAAAGGTGAGTACGTTATAAGCACAGCTTCTGGCACCAACCTTGATACTCTTCTTTTCTTCTCAAACGAAGGAAATTGTTACCATACTCAAATTTCAGAACTTCCATTTGAGGAAGTCATACCAATTGAAACTTTATGCAACTTAAACTCAACTGAACAAATTAAACAACTCGCTTTCCTTAACCGTAAAGATAACAAAGAAAATATAATCTTCTTTACTAAAAAGGGAATAATGAAAAAGAGTAAACTCTCCGAATATAATATAAAGCGTAGCGGAGGAGTAAAAGCCCTTAATCTAGATGAAGGTGATGAAATAACCTCAATTATTTTTACGAATGAAGAACGAGTAGGAATGTTGACGGCGCGCGGTCAACTTGTAATTTGTGAAACAAAAGATGTCCGTCCAATCGGACGAGTCGCGCGAGGAGTAAAAGGAATTACATTAAACCCTAATGATAGTTTGGTTTCAGTACACATCATTCCAAACAACACAATAGAACTTTTATCAATTAGTGAACAGGGTTACAGCAAACGAACTTCTATTAGTGAGTTTAATGTCACTGGGAGAGCAACAAAAGGAAGTAAAATTCAAACTTTAAAAGATGATGACTTAATGATTGATTTTGCGCCCATAGTTAATGAAAAAGAAGAAATCGTTGTTTCTTCAAATTCTCAAATCAAATTTAATATTAGTGAAAATAACTTACTGACGAAAGGCGCGCAAGGAACTAAATCAATTAAATTAAAGGTTGCTAAAGTAATTGGATTACAAATTTTTTAAAATTTCAGAGGTCTGAAAATTTGAGTTTAACAAAAAAATCTGATATAATATTTATAGAAAGTTAAGAGAGAAAACTTTCGTTAAAAATCTAACAAAATTTTATTTATTTAAAGGAGAATTAAAAAAATGAAGCTTACAGAAAAGTCAATGGAAGTATTTAACTATGTAAAGGACAATGGCGGAAGAGTATCTATTCCTGAGCTGGCTGGTGCTCTTGGAAGAAGTGAGAGAAGTGTTGGTGCTAACGTAACTGACCTTACAAAGAAAGAAATCGCAGTAAGAGAGAAGATGGAAGTAGAAGGCGCAGACAAGCCGATTACATACGTTGTTCTTACTGAGATGGGTAAGACTTTTGTTCCTTCTGACGACGAGGAATAATTAGTTAAGTTAGGCGGAGGCTGAAAAGCCTCCATTCTATTATTAGTTGAAAAGTTAAAAAAATAAAAGAGGAAAAAAGAATGTTAAGACAAGCAGAAAACAGAGTGAAGATTGAAGGAATTTTAAATGAGATTGATTTAGAGCAGAGAACTTTTCACAAAAGAGATGGCTCCGATATGGAAGGAATCTCTGGTAAGATTATCGTAAAGGTTAATCAGATGATTAGTGGAGAAGAGAAGGAACTGATGGTTCCTGTTCATGTATTCTCTTATAGATTAACTAATGCTGGTAAGCCTAATCCCGCTTATGAATCACTTATGCTCGTAAAGGAGAACTTTAAGAGTATTGCAATGGTAGGTGAGCAGGAAGCCGATAGAGTTCGTATCACTGGCGCAAACATTAGAATGAATGAGTATTATTCACAGGATGGTAGACTTATTGCTTTCCCTAGAATTACCGCATCATTCATTAATAAAATCAATGCTCAGGATTGTAAGCCTGAAGCAACTTTCTCCGCAGAGTTTGTAGTTGCAAATAAGGAGGAAGAAATTGACCGCAATGGTGATGTAACTGGTAGATTAAAAATCCAGGCAATCCTTCCTCAGTATGGCGGAGTTGTTGATGTAGTTCCTTTCTATGCAGAATCTGAAGGTGTTGTTAATGCTGTTGAACAGTATTGGGAAACTGGAGAAACTGTAAAGGCTCATGGAAGACTTAACTTCTCTTCAAGAACTGAAGTAACAAAAGTTGAGGTTGATTTTGGTGAACCGATTGAACAGGTTAGAACAATTTCTGTTAGTGATTTAATTATCACAGGTGGTTCACAGACTCCACTGAGTGATGAGTTCGCTTATGACAATGGAGAAATCCAGGCCGCACTTAGTGAAAGAAAGAATAGGCTTGAGGCTATGAAGGAAAAGAATATGTCTAGAACTTCAACTAAAGCTACTCCTGGTCCTAGCACTACTGCAGGTTTTACTGATTTAGGATTTTAATGGAGGTGGTAGGCAATGATTGATATTTTAAATATTGAGCCTACCGTCATTTCAAGAGATTTAAAAGGAAAATATATTCTTATATATGGAAAGCCAAAGACTGGTAAAACCACTTTGGCTTCTAAATTTCCTAAAAATCTTTTAATAGCATTTGAAAAAGGATATAATGCAATTGATGGAATTAAGGCTGTAGACATAAACCGTTGGGCAGATTTTAAAATTGTTTTGCGCCAGCTTGAGAAAGCCGAAGCTCGACAGATGTATGATACAATTACGATTGATACCACTACTATCGCATATGAAATGTGTGAACAATTCGTTTGCGCGCAGAATGGTGTTCAATCAATTCGAGATATCCCTTGGGGACAAGGCTGGACTCTGGCAAAGAAAGAATTTGAATCCTGCTTAAGAAAAATTACAATGTTAGGTTATGGACTTGTTCTTATTTCTCATATAGAAACAAGAAAAGAAAAAACTGCTGATGATTCTGAAATTGAAATTCTTGCTCCATCAATGCCTAAACGTTGCTATGAAGTAGTTAACCAGATTGTAGATATAATTGGTTATATTGCTACTGAATGGGATGATAATGGCGAAAGTCAAAGATGGCTTTATACTAGACAGACTCCAACAGTAATGGCTGGTAGTAGATTTAAATATCTTGCTCCTAAAATTAAGTTAGGGTATGATGAATTAGTTCAGGCTATTAACGATGCTATTGATAAGCAGAGGGATAATGATGGTGCGAAAGTTGTAGATAAACTTGAGCAAAAGGTAGAAGAAATTGTTGATTTCAATACAATTAGAAAAGAAGCTGAAGATTTATGGACAATTTTAGTTAAAAAGAATCCCGAAAATGCAGATAGAATCTTAAAGAAAGTTGAAATGATTTTTGGACGTAAAATTAAATTAAGTGAAATAACTGAAGACCAAAAGGATTTATTTAACTTAGTTGTAATAGAAATGCGTGAAATGAAAGACGAGCAGTAATGTTCGTCTTTTTAAATTTGACATTTTTTCATTTTTGTGGTATAATATAATTAGAAAGGAGTGAGAAGATGCCAGAATGTAGAATTTGTAAGGAACAAATTAATAAAGAAAAAGATGATTGGATTATGCCAAGTAAAAACTTTTACTATCATCGTAAATGTTATGAAGATTGGAAAATGTCAACTCCAGTTACAGATGAAGGCTATCGTGCTTTTATTTATGATTTCTTAGGGCGCGACATGAAATTTTCTTATGATTGGCATATGATACAAGCTCAAATTGATAAATTTATCAAAGAAAAGAAAACCATTAAGGGAATTTTTTATACCTTAAAATATTTCTATGAAATTAAAGGTGGCGATTGGGAAAAAGGACATGGTGGAATTGGAATTGTTCCCTTCGTATATAATGAAGCTTGTGCATATTGGGTACAAAAAGAAAATCAGAACAAAGGTATAGTTGCACAAATCGAAAGACAAATGAAAGAAGCTAGTATGAGAGATAAAGTTGTTGTGCGGCAGTCCAAAAAGAAAAAGAAAGAATATAAGATGAACTTTGATGAAATTGAGGCCATGGAGGATGAGGAGTGATAGATAAAAATTGCATACAGCAAATTTTAGGAAGTCTAATGGTGCATCCTCAGTTTTTAAGTGAGGTCGATAAATATTCATTAGATTTAACTGATTTTTCTAATAGGTTTGAAAAATATATATTTAATGCTATTGATACTTTATATAAGAATGGTGCGGTTAAAGTTAGACCAATAGATATAGAAAATTTATTGAATGATAACGCGGCGGCCGCACATTTATTTAAAGAGCAAAATGGTATTGAATATTTACAAGATATAGTTGAACTAGCTGAAGTTGGTAACTTTCCATATTATTATGGAAGATTAAAGAAGCTGAATCTTTTAAGAGATTTAAAGAAAAATGGATTTGATATTAGTGAGTTTTTCTGTGATGATTTGACGAATCCGAAGTCGCAAGAAATCAACGGAAGATTTGATACATTAACTTTAAAGGATATAACCAATGGAGTTAGAAATAAGATTTTAAATCTTGAAACAAAATATGAAGTTAATGATGAAGTTGAAACTGAAAGCGCGGCCGATGGTATTGAAAAGTTTGTAGCTGAATTAGGTGAGGCGCAAGAAATTGGTTTACCAGTTCAGGGTTCAATTTATAATCAGATAATTGACGGCGCGCGGAAAGGAACTTTAACTATACGTTCTGCGGCAAGTTCAGTTGGTAAGACAAGAAATGCGGTTGCAGATGCATGTTATCTTGCATATCCGATTAGATATAATTCAACAACTTGTGAATGGGAACAAATTGGAAGTTGTGAACGAGTTTTATTCATCGTAACAGAACAACAGTTCAAAGAAGTTAGAAAAATGATTTTAGCTTATTTAACTGACTTTAATGAAAGTCGTTTTAAGTATGGAGATTTTAATGAGAGAGAACAAGGAGTAATCTCTCAAGCGATTTCAATAATGAAACGATATGAAGATAATTTGACGTTAGTTAAAATGCCGAATCCAACAATCGAACTTGTAAAAACTTTAGTCAGAGAAAATTGTATCACACGAGATATAGAATATGTATTTTATGATTATATTTTTATTGGGCCTGCATTATTAAATGAGTTTAGAGGTTTCAATTTAAGAAATGATGAAGTATTGTTAATGTTTGCAACTGCATTAAAAGATTTAGCGGTTGAATTAGATGTTGCAGTATTTACTTCAACTCAATTAAATGCAAAAGGCGATGATAATAAAGATATAAGAAATGAAGGTTCTCTCGCGGGCGGCCGCAGTACAATTAATAAAGCAGATAATGGCGCAATTATGGCAAGGCCGACTAAAGAAGAATTAGATGTATTAATTCCGATTTTAAGTGGTATGCCAGAAACTCCAAATTTAGTTACTGATATATATAAGGTTAGAAGCGGAGAATGGACACAGGTTAGAGTATGGTCAGTTATGAATTTAGGAACTTTAAAAAAGAAGGATTTATTTGTAACTGATTCAAGAATGAATTCGATTGAAGGATTTTATGAAAGAGAAGAATATCAGATTAAGAATTGGGATGAGGAAGAAGACCAGATATTAAAAGAATTAATAGAAAGGTTAGAGAATGGTGAATTAATTGATTGATTACCAAGGTATTATAGAACAACTTGATAGACAAAAAGTTATTAACTTAATGGAACAACTTGGAGTTGATGACTATATAGAACATCCCGATTATGTAATTTTCCCAACCATATGCCATAATGAAGACCCGTCTGAAGCATCAATGAAGTTGTATTATTATGAGAACTCTCATTTGTTTATGTGCTATACAGAATGTGGTGGTCAAAATATATTTCAATTTCTAAAACATTATTATGAAACACGAAATATAGATTATGACTGGTATCAAGATATATATAAAGTAATTCTTGATTGT